CGGGCACGCAGGATCGACCGTGCGCGCAGGCTCCCGGTCATTCGGGCGCAACTACAGGCAGAACGGGGGCGGATGCCATGAATGACGAGACTCCCCGGACAGTCGGATATACCCGTCGCTGGGGTGATGCTGACAAGCGAGCGCGGGCGGCACAGAAGCTTTGGACCGACCGAGGCATTGCCCAGCGTGCGGCCGAGCGCGGCGCGATGGTCCGGCGGGAGCGTGAGGCATGACGCGCGCGTATAGCCCGCGACTCTCGACCGTCCACCTGATCGCGGACATTCTCACCCTGCGGGGAGTCGCGTCCTGTCGCACCCTGCCGCCTACGCGGTCACGGCCGACCATGCTGCGGATCACGCTAGAGGGATCGTCCGGCGACGGACAGCCGATCCGCTCAGACTTCACCATCCGGGACGCGCGGGAATGGCTCGCGCATGAAAGGGGGCGGATGCCATGAAAGTACGGGTCGTCCTGAGCGTTGACGTGGACGTGGACGCATGGCGGGCCGAGTACGGCGATCCGACGATTACGGCCGACGACATCCGCCGCGCGGTGCGCGATGGCACGGTCACGGCCGTGCGTGAACCCGGCGTCATCGTCCCGGCTGGCATCCTGCTTGACGTGGAGGAGCTATCGGACCGTTGACACTCGCGCTACGGTAGGAATGGCCGGAACGGTCCGGCCGACTGGTACAGACTGGAGATACGATATGGCTACTGGAACGATCACCCGCGAGACAATGGCGCGGTACGCGCTACTCACGGCCGACGAGCATTACGCCATGCAGGGACGCGCCTACCGTGAGGCAGCCCGCTGCTGGTCGGAGTCACGCGCCAATCTCGACCCGGACGCGCGGGAGCTACTGCGCCGGTCCGCCATCGAGGCATCCGCGTTTTACGACGAGGTTACCCTCGCCTTGCAGGCCCGCACGCGGCCGGAATTCGTCGCATGAACGGCCGACCCGTTGCCGAGTATCCCGAAGAATGGGAACCGTTCGGACGGCGTGACCCGCTCCGACCGGCCGACCGCACCAGCATGGCGCCGTGGTCGTGCGACCGATGCGGCGCACTGCTCCTCTCGCTGGAGGTAGGTCCGCACTATCGCGCACGCCATCCTGAGGATGCGCCGGAGGTTACACGACGATGATGCGTGCTATTGGCTCGCCCGTCTCGAACGGCGCACACTTTACGCGCGGCCACGCGGTCAACGACCGGCCGGACGCGGCCCCGTGCTGGTGCGGTCAATCGTCCTGCTACGACCACGGCGACCAGTGCGCGCGGTGTGGCTGGCGTCGTGCGCGGGCCATGCTGACGCGGGTCCGCTATGGTGCGACGACCGTCCTGCAATGCCGGGACGGCTGCGAGGGTCGGCCGTCACAATGGGACTAGCCCGATCCTGAACGCACGCTAGCCCGTCCTGACGCGGGCTAGGGCGCGAGCATGATTGCCTCGCGGTACTAGCAGACTGGAGATAGGTGGACATGGCTACTCGATCGACGGCCGCCGAGCGTGCGGAATGGCTGGAGGATATGCGGGCACAGCTCCCGCCCGGATCGACCGTGCATACCGTCCTGCGGCATGTCTCGCGGTCCGGCATGTCTCGCGCGATCGACCTGTACGCGCTGACGTGCGAGCCTGACGGAACGGTCGGACGCTACTGGCTGTCATACCGCGCGGCCGCTGTCATGGGCTGGACGTTCTCGAATCGCTATGAAGCGCTGATCGCGTCCGGCGCGGGCATGGACATGGGATTTCACGCTGTCTACTCGCTGTCGAGCCGTCTCTACCCTGACGGGTTCGATTGCACCGGCGAGCGCTGCCCGTCGAGCGACCATAGCAACGGGATGCCGCGCCCGCTCATCACGGCTGCCGAAGCTGCGAGCATGATCGGCAAGGCGCCCGTACCGCACCATGCGTCCGGTGGGTACGCGCTCCGTCAGGCATGGCTCTAGCCTATGACTCTAGGATCGCGCCAGAGACGCTAGAACGGCCCGAGACGGGCCGCAAGATACAGACTGGAGATTGACACCATGCGACGGATTCTAGGCTGGGACGACCCGATCCCGACCACCCCGGATATCGCCTACGTCCGCGAGCCGGACGACAACGAGCCGGACCGCATCACGGTACACGCGCAGGGGATCGCGGTCGACGTGATCGCCAACGCTGACGGTACGGTGTACGTCGAGGCATACGCGACGGCATCCGACCAGCAGGCCATCGTCGCGCACGCCAACATCGACCGCTACACCGTGCGCCATCCAAACCTGCGCCTCTACACCGTGCCGCGCGTGGCGACTGGCACGGTCACCCGATGATGCGCCAGCACGGGCCGGAATCCGGCCGGGTCCATCGCATCACCCGACGCTATGCCGATGCCCGCGAACGGGCCGAGCTGGCACGCATGACCGGGGACGACTCAGGGGCCGCGATCATGGCGGCCGAGGCTCGCCGGCTGCGGCGCATTCTGGCGGAGGGCTGACGCCATGCTCTATCTCGTTGTGTTCTATCACGCTGGCGATGCCCGATCCGCTGTTCGAGTCATTCGCGGGACACGGGTCGAGGCAGACTGCTCCCGCGATCGGATCGCGGCCCTGTACGACGATCCCGCTGCCCGCGTGGTCGAGATTGCCGACAGTCACGACGATTACGACACCATCGTCGCGGATTACGACGCGATGCTGGCGGAGGGCTGACCGATGACCGAGCATCCCCGGCTGCGCGTGCGTCACGTCCTAGTCAACGACGGCGTACGCGGTCCGGGCTGGTACGTCGTGGATACGTCACGGCGTCCGGCCGTGACCGTGCGCGGACCTGTCACGCAGGACCGTGCGCGGCAGCTTCTCGCCGTCCTGACTGGAGGGTCCGACCGATGACGCAGACCGACATGAAGGCTGCCGCTGCGGCCCGTCAATGCCCGCGCTGCCTCTCATGGTTCATGTCCACCGGCCAGCGTGACGCGCACCTGTGGAAGAAGCATCCGCTGACCGAGGCGGACATTCAGGCCGGGATGCCCGGTCAGGTTCGCGGCCTGTTGCCGCCGACTGGAGAGGACGACTGACATGGAGGTCCGAGGATTGCCGATCGCGGGCGATGCCGCGAGTATTCACCTTGCACCCGAGGTCAACGCGGACGGGTCCGCGCGACTGGTCCGCGATCACGACGGGTCCGGCTGGCTGGGTGTCGTGTACCTCGCTGCCTACGGGCCGCGTGGTGCCGGGATGGCTGGCTTGACGCTGACCGCATCGCAGGCCCGCGACTTGGCGGCGAAGCTGACCCGACAGGCTGACTTTGCCGAGGCACGGTCAAAGCGCGAGCCTGCGCCGTGTCTCTGCACCGCGTGGCAGCACAACCTCTATCCCTGCTCGAACGTCGCGGCCGAGGACTTCTCGATGTGCCGCGAGTGCTGGACACCCGAGACGGGCCAATCCCTGCTCGACATGGGCCACGGCAAGCCGGTGTCGGCATGATGCCGTCCGACTGGCTCGACGGTAAGGCCGACCGGATCGCGGCCAGCATCCGGGCGCGGGCACTGGCTGACGCTGAACGGGCCGCCCGCGCCCACCGCTGCGCGGCCTGCTGGACACCGCTCCACCCGTACGAGGTCACGCCACCCGGCGGACCCTCCCTGACCATCACCACCTGCCCGGTCTGTGACCGCTGGCGCCCGGAGGATGACCGATGAAACTCCACCTTGTCGTCGTGATCGACTCCGAGGACGGCTCGATGAGCGTCACGACACCCAACCACGGGCCAGTCCACGACTACCTCGACGTGTTCGATCCCGAGGCCGACGAATGGCGCTCGCGGACCCGCGCCGAGGACGCCAAGCTGACGCAAGCGCAAATCGTCCTGACCGACGTGCTGCGATCGGCTGGCCTGACAACCGGAGAAGCCCGATGAACGTCAACGACCCGATCGCCCCGCGAGCACTCGCGGCGTCCCATCCCGACGCCAGTCCCTCCGAGGTGGACTGGCAGGCGTGGCAGCTCCGCTACGCCGACATGGACCGGGCTGTGGTCGCCCGGATCGGCGGGAACGAGTACCGCCGCCGAGCGTTCGCGTCGTTCGATCCGATTCGCTGCCGGTATCAGGATTGCGGCGAGGCGCACCCGCTGGCGCTGCCGGACGAGCAGGTGACGTGTCCTGTTTGCCGCGAGGATCAAGGGCTTCCGCCACTGACCCGTACCGAGGATCGTGCCACCGCTGACTGACCCGACTGTACCCTACGCTGGACGCCTTGACAGGCGTGAGAAGATAGACCTGACTGGAGGTTGGTACAAAGTGAGCACAATCCCCCGACAGACACCGACGCACATTCCGCCGTCCGCGTACGGCCTGCCCGACAGGGTGACCGCCGCGCTGGCCGACGACGGACCGGACGGCTGGCGCATCTATCGGCTGGAGGACACTCGCGGCTACACCCATGCCCGAGACACGATCCGAGTCGGCCGCTACAACGCCGTTGATGGCCGGGTCGAACGCATGACTCGCGACGGCTGGACGCACCTGTTCGCGGTCCGCGTGGACAAGGATGGCTACGTCGATCAGGGAGAGGCCGTGCGCCGCGCCGTCGCGGTCCTGTACGGCATGGAGAAGCACGGATGATCGAGGGCAACCGCTCGCTGGCGGTCAACTGCATCCTGTTCCTGCTGATCCTGCTCGCGGTCGTCCTGTTCGCGCCGGGTGGAGCGAAGGCCGCCGAGCCGACGACCGGACTGGTCGCACCGATCAGTACCGTCAATCCCCTGCCGCCCGCGACCGACACGGCTCCAGTCGAGCCTGTCCCCGGACCGGCCGACTCCGTTGTCCTGTTCCTCCTCGTGACCGGCGTCGGGCTGGTCATCGTCAGCGCAAGGATGGTCCGAGAATGAGCACGATCCCCGGCACGCTCGACAAGATCACGCTGGAATCGTCCGGCCGTGATGTCCGGGTCCGCTTCGGCTACTACTCCATGAGTCCACGAATGGCCCGTGACTTCGCGGGCGAGCTGCTGGCTCAGGCGCAGTACGCCGAGCGCCTGCCGTCGATCCACGAGGTCCATGTCAACCTGCTCGCCTCGTGTGCCCTGTGCGTGGCCGAGGCAGGCGCACAGACCGACCGCCTGACCTACGACGAGGGAGACACCGATGACTGACCCGCTCATCCCGACTGCCGAGGTGCTTGCCAAAGCGGCGGACATCTACGGCGACTACGCCCTGACCGACTGGTACGAGGCGCTACTGGCCGAGCGCAAGGAGCGCCGGGACAACGTGAAGGTCGGCACGCGCGACAACGTGACGATCACGGTCGGCAAGACCTACGACCTGACGATGTTCCAGTCGGTCCGCAAGCCGCACAGCTTCCAGCGTCAGGATCGGGAGACGGTCCTGCGCGGCTGGACGTTCTTGGGCAAGGCTGGCTATGCCACGCAGTACCTCCGAATGCAGAAGCACCCGAAGGACCGGGACTGGGGCGGCGTGGTCCGCGAGGTCCGCCAAGACCTGATCCTCGACGCGGTGGAGGTCACCGCATGAATGGCCGTGGAGACCCGGCGCTGGTCGCTGGTGGCACACAACCTGTTGCCGGGTCTCGCGGGCCAGTCCATGCCGAGGTCAAGCGTGGCCGGGTCTACGATCAGGTGAGCCGGCGCTGGTACAAGGACGGCTACGCCCCGTTCCAGCTCCCCGAGTTCATCACCGCATGGTGCCTGCGCTGCGGCAACGAGACGCTCACGATCAGCGTGAAGGGCGCGGTCTGCGCCACCTGCTCGCCGGTCACGAGGGCGGACTGATGCTGTGGATCGCCGTCTGCGGCTACGAGTACGACTCGCCCGACAGCCACTACCCCATCGTCGGGCCGTTCCCTGACGAGGCATCTGCTCAGGCATTCGCCGATGAGCAGAACCGGATCGAGGAGAAGCCGCTCGTATTCGACGTGTTCACCGATGACATGATGTGGCGCGTCAACTCGCTCGTGAGCCCTGACGGCTACAACCGATGAAGCACCACGACGAGCCAGTCCTGATGAAGTGCGGCCACCCTCGCGCGGCCCGCATGATCGAATCCACCAAGACCGGCCTGCGGACTGTTTGCTGGGCCTGCAAGATCGAGAGGGAGACACGATGAGGTTCGTCTTTGAGGTCGAGGTCGAGGTCGAACGCGACGAGGGCAAGTTCGCCAGTCGCGACGAGTTGGCTGAGCAGATCGAGTCGGCCCTGACCGACGCCGACCCCGGCACGCTCGACGGCGATGCCGGTGGCAGCTACTCCACGTCATCGTGGTCAGTCGCAGAGATCGACCAGAAGGGGAAGAAGTAATGCCCAACATCGCAATCGTCACGGGCTTTGTTGACTCCGACGTGCGCCGGACCACGACCGGCGGCGGCAAGAAGGTCGCCGAGTTCCGGGTCAACGACGGATCGGGCTGGGTGGCCTGCAAGGCGTGGGAGGAGATGGCCGACCGGGTGCCCGAGCGCGGCGCCCACGTCATCGTGCATGGCCGGATCGCCACCCGGTCCTACGACAAGGACGGCACCAAGGTCTACGTCACCGAGGTCATTGCCTCTGTCATCGAGCAGGTTGGTGCCCCGGCTGCCGCTGGAGCCGCGACGTTCGACGACTAGGCCAGTCCCGGTCTTTCTGGAGGTTGATCGTGTACCAGTATTCCGTCGCGTACTATGCCCACCCGACATCGCGCCGGGTCGTCCATCGCACCGTGGTCGCCCATGATGCCGACGATGCCCGCGAGCGGGTGAGGGCCATCGACCCGAGATTCATTGCCACCGTCAAGTCGCCGCGCCGGGGCAAGGCTGTCGTGGAGGCCGGCAAGTGACCGCCGAGTTCTACGCTCCAGCCCCCGGCGCGGACAGCGAGTTCGACTCGTGGTTCGACAAGGCGTGGGAGTGGGTCGAGACGTCGGGCATCGACCGGGCGACCGATCCGATCTACGCCTCGATCCGCGAGTTCCAGTCCGAGCACGGGGTCGATGAGGTCACCGCTGCCCGGAACATCCTTGCCCGGGCGTTCGTGAAGCACGCCGCCAAGACCTTCAAGATCGGCGAGGAGCCGCCGCTGTTCCCGCCGGAGTTGGTCGAGCAGGCGATGGAGCCGGGGCAGGTCCGCGAACTGCGCCTGCCGGTCGTGCCGACCGAGCCGTACTGGTACGAGAACCCCGACGAGACGGCCTTCATCGAGCACCACATCCTCGCCCGCCGGGCGCTGGGTGCGGTCATGCCCGGCGGCCTGCTCATCACCGGTCCGGCGGGATCGGGCAAGACATCGGGCGTGGCCCAGTTGATCGACCGGATGAACCGGGAGCGCGGCCTCGACCTGACGCTGCTGAAGATGGACTGCGCCACGGTCACCGATCCGCAGAAGTGGTTTGGCGCCCGCCACATCAACAAGACCGGCGACTGGTACGAGAAGTCTGCCTTCGTCGAGGCGGTGGAGACCGGCGCGGTCATCCTGCTCGACGACGTGAAGCGTCTCCACCCGACGATCCACAACCCGATTATGAACTGGCTGGCAGGCGACGAGACCGTCCTGCTGTCGGACCTGAACGTCGAGGTCAAGCGCGACCCCGCGACCGTCTTCATCGGGACGGCCAACGAGGGCGCCATGTTCGGCGGCAACCACCGCATGGACTACGCCATGGACGAGCGCTTCCCCTACCGGGTCGAGCGGTCGTTCCCCGAGAACGCCCTCGACGAGATCAGGATCATCACGAGCTGGACCGGCTGCGACGAGGACAGCGCGGGCAAGATGGTCGCGGTCGCCCGCAAGACCCGCGACCTGCACTCGACCGGCGACCTTCGGGCACCGATCTCCACCCGGACCCTCGTCCACGCCGGCTGGCTGGTCTACGCCGGCTACACCGTCAAGGAGGCGATGACGTTCACCGCCGTCGGCCTGTACGACGACAACGCGGACGGCGCAGTCGGCAACGAGTCCGAGCGCGAGCGGGTGAAGCAGATCGTGGACGGAAAGTTCAAGCGATGAACGGCCTCACTGTCGAGCGGATCAACTCAACCGTCGGTAAGACCTTCATCCGCGAGCATCACTACTCGCATGGCTCGCACAACGGGCCGATGTGCTGGGGCTTGCTCGATGGAGAAGCGCTGGTCGGGGTGCTGGCCTTCGCCACGCCCTGCTCGGAGAATGTCCGGCGATCCGTGTTCGGACCGGAGTACGTCAATCGCGTGACCGAACTCCATCGACTCGTGATCCTCGACGACTATGGTCGGAACACCGAGTCGTGGTTCATCGTGCGCTGCCTGCGTGACCTGAAGGCCAAGCGCCCTGACCTGTGGGCGGTGCTGTCATTCGCCGATGCGACCGAGGGCCACGTCGGGACGATCTATCAGGCGACCAACGCCATCTACACCGGATCGAGCGGGCGTGCGACCTTCTACATGGACGCCGACGGACGCCTTCGCCACCCGCGCCAGAACGGCGTCAACATCACCAGCGATCGAGCGGCTGAACTCGGCTGGCAGCCAGTCAAGCGCGACGGCAAGCATCGCTACTTGTTCCTCCTGCCCGACAACAAGGGCCATCGGCGTTGGTTGCTTCGTCAACTTCTTCTCCAGTCTCAGCCTTACCCCAAGGCGGTCGCGGCATGATCGAGCCCATCTCCGCGTGGTCGAGCAAGAAGGCCCACAAGGCGCTGGGCGGGACGACGGACAAGGCCGCGCGGCTGGCGATTGCGCTGGGGTCTGTCCGATCGGTGGTCCGGGTCATCGACCGGACCGTGCCGCCCCTGTCGGTGGACTGGGCCAAGGTCACCGACTTGCCCGAGGGTTCCGCCCGGTCGTCCTCGTACACCGACATGCGGAACGGCCACATCAGGCTCAATCCGCTCCCCATCTTGGACGGCCGGCTCGACCACGGGCGGGCGCTGGACGTCTGCATCGGCTTCGGCTGCCACGAGGCCAGCCACAGTCAGGAGTCCCGCGACCGGTACGAGTACCTGTTGAAGAAAGACGAGACGGGCAAGGAGGTCCCGGCGTTCGAGCCGATGCGGATCGCGGCCTATCTCTGGAACGTGGTCGAGGACGTGCGGATCGAGCGCGTCACGTCCGCCGACTGGCCGGGCTTCGAGCCGTACTTCGACGCCGTCCTGCTCTATATGTGGGATGAGCTGCGTCTCCACCACGACCTGCCGACGACCTACGGTCCCGACGTGGCCGGGAAGCTGAAGACGGTCTTCCTCGCCTGTCGCTATCCCCACGAGTCCATCACCCTGCCGACCGAGATGCAGGCCGAGGTCCGCTGGTGGCGCGACTGGCAGGCCGACTACCTGTCCGACAAAGTCGACACTCCGACCACGATCCGGCGCGGCCTCGACCATCTGGCCGAGGACGAGCAGACGGCTCAGGAACTGGCCGAGATGGCGCAGGCCGAGCGGGACGAGCGAGCGGCCGGCGAGAAGATCAGGGCGCAGATCGAGCGGCTCATGCGCGAGGGCGTCGAGGGAGCCTATGGGGTCTGCATCGACCAGAACGGCGAGGTCACGCCGCTCGATGCTGAGACGGCGTCCGAGGTCGATCGACTGGTCCGCGAGGGCCTGATCGAGCACAAGACCATCATCACGACATCCGGCGCCAGCAGCCCGACCATCCGGGTCCGCAAGCCCGAAGCGACCAGCCAGTCGGCCCGGGCGTACATCGGCAAGCCCGACCCGACCGTCCACGCCATGCGGACGGCGCTGGTCTTCCGTAACTCCGCGCCCCAGCATGACGTGAAGCTGCTGAAGTCCGGGGCCATGGACGACGGCGAGCTGTACCGGTGGGGCATGGGCGACTTCCGGGTCTTCACCGAGCGCGTGATCGAGAGCAAGCCCGACGTGTTCATGGGCCTGCTGGTCGATCTCTCGGGCAGCATGTGGGGCCGCGGCCTGCACATCGCCCAGCAACTGGCACAGGTCTTCGTCCACGCCGTCCACGATCAGGAGGGCATCGAGACGGCGGTCTGGGGCCACACCGGGGATGACACGCCGAACGTGTCGGACGTGTACCGCATCTGGGAGCGCGGCGACCCTCTGAACCGCCTCGGCCTGATCTCGACCCTGCCCCACATGAACAACTACGACGGCGCGGCCATCTCCATCGTGGTCAAGGAGATGCTGAAGGCCGAGCAGCCCGAGAAGGTGCTGCTGGTCCTTGCCGACGGCCTGCCCGCCGGCGCAGGCTACGGTGGTCAGCCAGCCGCCAACCACGTCCGGGCGGTGACCCGCTGGGCACTCCGTCAGGGAGTCCGGGTGATCCAGATCGCCATCGACCCCGACGGCTTGGAGATCGAGGACCAGAACGCGATGTTCGGGGCAGAGAACGTGGTGCCGTTCAAGGACGTGGCGTCCCTGCCCCGCCAGATGACTGCGATCATGGAGAGGTACTTGCGATGAAGCCCCGACTGGTGAACCTCCGGTTCGGCGACGTGATCCGGGTCGACGAGACACAGATCACGACCAAGCAGCCCGACATCCGGCGCTGGGTCATCCTCGGCAAGATGGCAGACGGCCGGTGGCTGACGGTCTACATCGAACCGGGCCTGATGCTCTCCCGGCCGGAGTCGTCGATGCTCATCCACTGGCCGCCCGACCTGTCTGGCTTCCGGTTCGCCGACGAGGACGAGTCGGTCGTCCCGTACTGGGGACTCTAGTGACGTACGCCTCCGTGATCGAGCAACTGGGGATCGAGCGCGTCTGCCTCGGTGGTTGCGGGCTCAACGACTATCGCCACCGGGGCTCGATCTTCCTGAACGTCATCCACTGGCGCGAACGACGGGTGACCCGGCGCGGCCTGCTCAGGTTCCTCCTGCTCGTGGCGAGGCGGAACCGCGAGAAGGACCCGGGCTACCTGAACGACCGGAAGTTCCGCTTCCTATATACATGGATCGACCACCGGGCGGCGGACGACATGGCGGGCCTGCTCGGGATCAGGTTCCCCGTGGCCTTCAGCCGCCGCGAGCGGGCCGGCGTGCTGTGGGACGCCATGCGCCAGAACATCCACCTCGCCAGCACCCACCCTGCGATCTACGCATGGGCATGGAGGGGAATCGCATGAGGCAGATCGACGGCTACTACGCGCTCGGCAGCCGCCGCCCGCGCAACCGGATCAAGCGGGCTGACCTCTGGCTCGGTGACCGCCTGATGGTGAGCATGAACTACCACGACGCCCTCGGCTTCATCTGGACATGTCATCCGGGCGATGGCCCGATCAACGCCCCTCGTGGGTCAGGTCGTGTCCGGGCGACCGGCGGCTCGCGTCCACTCTACCGTGGCCGATGGCCGGAAGAAGCCAAGTGGCTCTGGCGGCTGAGTCATGCCTAGTCAGACCGGCCCCGTCAGCCAGCGTGATCTCGTGCCGCTCCTGAACGGCCTGATCGACGCAGCCATGGCGAAGAACTCGACCGCCCACCGGGACATCGCCCGCTCGAAGCTGCGCGAGTTGCTGTCCGACCCGGCGGTCAACTGGCGAACCTCATTCGTTCTCAACAATGTCGGGGCAACGAGGTCCCGCTACGTCGCCTCGATCGGCTTCTGGGTGCCGAGCAAGTGGTTGCTCGTGGACTGGAAGCGACGACCCGGAGAGGACAAGGCCGATGCCGAAGGGTAAGGGCCCGTTCCTGAGCCATGTCGCGACCGGCCTGTTCGGCGAGGTGCTGGCCCATCCCTCGGAAGCCTACCGAGGGTTGAAGTACATGACGCTCGCCCGAGACCATCCGGGGTATCTCCGAGCCATTGTCATCAGTGCTCCGACCAATAGGACGGCGATCGTGGACGAGGTCGGCCAAGTCACCACCATCGGCACCGACGGCTGGATCATCGAAGATGACTGACGTCTACGCCGGCGCGGTCAAGCAACTGACCGAGCGCACCTACCATGGCGCGATCAAGCGCGTCATCAGCCAGCGGCCTCTCCAGACCGAGACACTCTTGGTCTGCCCTCATCATCACCGGCTGATCCGCAAGGCCCGCGACTGCGCGGCCCGGATGTGGGCGCAACGTGACTGAGCCGGTCGAACTCATCGTCTCGGCCAGCGCGATGAAGACGTACCTTCGGTGCGGCTACCAGTACCTGCTCGACAGTGTCTGGCGAGTGCCGGGCGCCCCGAACATGGACATGGCAATCGGGACCGCCGTCCACGCCGGGGCCGAGGCGCTGCACAAGGGCCTCCCAGACCCCCACGGAACCACGCTACGGGCGCTCGACAAGGAAATCGAGTCCATGCCCACCCCGGCCCACAAGGAGGTGCTGGAGGCGATCCACGACGCCGAGTTGATGTACCTGCTCTACCACTCCGGGCCAGCGGCCACCTTCACCCCGGCCATGGTCGAGCGGTCGTTCGTGGCCCGCATCAACGGCCTCCTGTTCGCCGGCCAGATCGACGTGGCCGACACCGAGGACGCGGTCCGCGACACCAAGACCACGGCCAACCTGTCGAAGTTCCGGCCCGAGCGTCACCGGGTCCAGCTCACAGGCTACCGGTTCGGTTTCAAGTCCATCACCGGGCGCTGGCCGACGCGGCTCCTGCTCGACGTCGTGACCCGCAACCTGAAGTGGAAGACCGTCGAGGTCCAGCCCGACGAGGACGAGTTCATTGCCGCGCTGACCTTGACGCATGTGGGAGTATTGAACGGAGACTACGAACCGACTGGAGCATCGTCCGGGGCTTGTGCCCGCTGTCCCTATTCGACTGGAGTTTGTCGATTTGTACGACTCGATTAGGTCCATCTCTCTATCCCGTGGTCTTGCCGCGATCGTCGATGAAGACGATTACGTGCGGCTAGCTGGCTATCGCTGGTACGCGCATCTCTCAGGGCGCAACTTCTATGCCCAGCGGCATCCACCTGCTGGCCAGCCGGGCATGATCTACATGCACCGCGAAGTCCTCCGCGTCAACCAGACGGTCGACCACATCAACGGCGACAGCCTTGACAATCGAAAGGCCAATCTTCGAGTCGCCACCAAGGCCCAGAACGCGGTCAACTCAGCGATACGGCCCCATTCCTCGCGGTTTCGGGGTGTCAACTGGTTCCGTCGTAATCGTCTTTGGGTCGCGCACATCACCGAGGACGGCCGCACGCGTCATCTCGGCAACTTCGACACGGAGGAAGACGCAGCTCGAACTTACGACTGGCACGCTCGTCGTGTCTTTGGCGAGTTCGCTCGTTTGAACTTCCCTGACGATCAACCGATTCTGCCAGCCCGGCGAGGAGGCTGACCTATGCCCGACTCGACTAAGCGAATCGGCCACGACTTCATCATCCGCAACCCGGAAGCGACCGGGCACGGCGGCGAGTTGTGGATCGACGGCCAGAAGATGATCGGCGTGGTCGACGTCCGCGCAGAAATCAGCATGGACGACGTCAACCGAGTCGATGTCCGATTTCTCGCCGAGTCGATCAACAAGATCGAGCCCGACGATCCCAAGCCCATCCGAACGATCGCGGCTCGGCCTATTCGACCGGAGTATCCGAGTGACAACGCCGATGACTGACGAGACCCGGACCTACGAGATCGTCTGCTCCAACGAGACCTTCCGGTTCACGGTGCCGAGCAACGCCCGGGTGACCTATGCCCCGGTCGTCAGCCCGGCCGGCGGCCGGTCGTACGGTGGCAACGCCCTGCGCTTCTGGCTCGGGGCCAAGGAGTCGGGCACCCAGCTCGCCCTGTTCAACAACGTCGTCTCGTTCCGCGACCTGTCCATGGCCCTCCAAGTCCGCGCGGTCCGCAAGTACGGCTCACAGGACTGGATCGAGGATGACGGGACATGGGTCGGCGAGAAGGCCGATCAAGTCGAGCGCGGCTGGGCCAGCGTCGATGACGCGCTGCCCATCCACATGACCGGCACGACCGAGGACCCGGACGAGGTGTTCACTGTGCCGCTCAGTAGCCCCTCACGACGCACCATCGCCGCCCGCGCCATGAAGGAGACCTAGAGATATGCCGACCAAGACGCCGACCAAGAAGCCTGCCGACATCCCCATGCCGCCGGAGTGGATCGAGGGGACCGTCATCGAGCAGTTGCCCGCCGAGCCGCCGGATGAGCCTGCTGTCGTCGGCGAACTGCTCGCCCTGACCGAACCGATTGGAGATGTTCTGACCGTGGACTTGGTGAAGTCGCCCGCGCCGACCAGCAACTCGGTGATCGTCGGTCTCGGCGCACTGGCCGCCATGAGCGACGAGGAGTACGAGCAGAAGAAGGCGATCATGGCGAAGGGGATCGCCCGGGTGAAAGACATCCAGCAGTCCCTCATGGACGACAAGGAGGACTACGGTCGCGTCCCCGGCATCGCCAAGCCGTTCCTGAAGCTGCCCGGCGCCGAGAAGCTGGTCAACTTCTATGGCTATGCGATCCGTCAGGAGGTCGACCGGATCGTCCGCACTCCGGCCGACAGCAATGACGTCCCGCCACTCTCCTATCACGTCCGCTCGTATGTCCACCTCGGCTCGCTCGACGGGCCGGTCATCGCCATGGGCTACGGCGAGGCCAACTCGTACGAGGAGAAGTACAAGTACCGCTTCGAGAAGCCGCTCTGCGAGAAGTGCGGCCACGAGATGAAGCGCGGTAAGCCGGGCGGCAACATGGCCGGGATGTGGTTCTGCCCGGGCTTCGAGGGTGGCTGCTGGGCGAAGGTCCCGATCGAGTCCATGCCGCCAATGGGCAAGGTCGAGAACACCGAGCCGTACGGTCTGGCCGAGACTCTGATCCAGATGGCTGCCAAGCGCTCGTTCGTCGCCGCCACCCGCCGGGCGACCGGGACCTCGGGACTGTTCACGCAGGACGAGGACAGCCCGTCGGTCCAGCAACAGTCATCCGACAGTGGCGAGGGCCAGTCGGGTGACTCGGTGACCGTCGAGCCCGAGTCGATCGGGATCAAGGTCGAGGTCGGGGCCAAGTCCGAGGCCGCGACACAGGTCCAGCACGACCGGCTGATGAAGGTCGCCAAGGAGAAGGGCCTCAACGGGGCCAAGATCGCGGACCTGCTCCTGCGCCTGTTCGAGATGGAGGTCGAGCCGACCGGTCAGGCAGCCGGCGCGGCAGTCCAGACCCTCAACGGCAAGCAGATGGGCCAACTCATCATGGCCGTCGAGACGGGCACCCTGCCGGACGAGCCCGACCCCGTGGCACTGGCAACGGCGCCCAACCAGTGACAGCCGAGTGGAGCGGCGTCAGGCCGATGGTGCTGTGGCGGCTTCGGCTGAACGTCGGCGGACAGGCCGAATATCTCGGCGCCCTGCTCGACCGTGAGATCAAGACCGAGATGGCCCAACTCGAAGCGGCCCGGAAGTCCCATGCCCCGGCCCACGAGGTCGAACAGTTGCAGGACGAGGCCGTCCACCTGATCGACATGCGTCGGGACATCACGACCGGGCTGATCGAGGATCACTTGGAGTTCATCCGGGTCCGGGTCCGCCGGGGCGGACAGGCTGACACCCTCCGCGACGTCCTGCTTGCCGAGCAGGAGACCCTACTGGAGAAGTTGGCCGACTGTCGGGCTCGCGGCCTGACCGAAGAAGACCCCGAGATCACCCAGACCCGCGAGGAGTTGTTCTGGCTGGTCAATACCTTGCGCGATGTCGGCATCGCCTTGGTCGAGCTGGCTGGGCCAAACGTGGACCAGCGATGAACGACTACTTCGACCGCTGGATGGTCCTGCTGGTCGCCGTCCTCGTTCTCGTGGCGGTGCTGTATGTCGTCGGCCGGGATCGCGACTGTACGAGCAAGGGCGGCTCGATGGACTGGACTGTCGGTCGCTACGGCATCTGCCTGACGCCGGACGGTCGGGTGATCCGCTGATGGGCCTCCAGCGCTATTGCGACGTGTGCGGGTTGATGAACCCGACCATCGAGACGTATGGCCTACGCCGTCAACTCAAACCACCGGGCGCACCGTACTGGACGACTGAAGGGGCAGGCTCGATCGAGTTGTGCCTGCCCTGCTGGGAGAAGCTAGCGAAGCCGAAGATGCGAGCATGGAAGAAGAACACGTTTGCATGGCGCGGCAAGGCCAAGGCAACGCCGTGAACGACGAGATCGTCGAGGACGACTCGCTCCTGTTTATGAAGCCACGCGAGGAGTACGACGCCTGCATCCTCGGCGTGGCCGAGAGGTTCGAGAAGGGCGGCCACCATTCGTTCGTCGTCTACGACCGAGCCTGCGTCATCAAGAATCTGATGGTGGACATGGACGAGGAGGACGCCGAGGAGTTCTTCGAGTTCAACATTGCCGGCGCCTATGTGGGCCCCGCCACGCCGGCTTACCTCGAACCCTTGATCGAAGACGAGCCATGATCGCCGAAGGCCGCTGCCCGACCTGCAACGGCGCCCTTCTCATGCTCGATCGGTTCCTCTACTGTCCCAACTCGAAGTGCGGTCCAGCCGGGAGGGTTTTCAGAAGTGATCCGACGAACGCCGTTGCGAGCCCGCCGTCTTTACCGCCCGCCCGCAAGAACCGATCAGGTGTCGCCCGAGACCGCGCAGGCGGTGTTCAAACGTGACGGCGGATGCTTGGCCCCGCGCCTCGGCGGGTCCGCGATGGACTGCTGGGGGAGGGACCGCATCGAGCACGTCAAGCGGGAGCCGCGCATGGGCGTCCGAGGCGACCTGCTCGGGACGCTCTGTCAAGGGCACACCGAGGATGGCACCCGCGCCGGCTATTGCTGGGCAACTGACGCCAAGAACCGGCAGGCCATGAGAGCGCACCTGCTCCCGTTCTATGACTGACTGGTCATTCACCGTGCCCGGCCTTCCGCCGACGGTCAACCATGCCTACCGCATCTGGTCGGCGCCGACCGGTGGTGCCCGAATGACGAAGACCAGCGAAGCTGCCGCCTATCAGGTGGGGGTGGCCGTGGTGGTGCGGACCGCTCGGCCGAAGGACTGGGTGCCAGCCCGCCGCATCTACATCGTCTACCGGATGTGGTTCGACACCGACCGGCGAGACGCTTCCAACGCGATCAAGCTCCTCGAAGACGGGATCGCCGTGGCCCTCGGGGTCAACGACAACACGTTCCTCCCGATTGTCGCGAGCAAAGAAGTCGACAAGGCCAACCCGCGCGTCGAGGTCACGGTCCGCAATGTCGAGCCGTAGAGTCGCCCTCGTGGGCAACAGCACGTTCCCGTTGGATGCCTCGACCGGCGGGCAGGTCGTCAGCCTGATCCGCGAGTGGGGTGACGACGTGACGCTGCTGACCCGGAAGCGACCGCCGTTCGATGCCTTCGTGCAGAGCGTGGCGATCGTCCTGAAGCTGCGTTGCTTGACATACGACGCCGAGGGTGGTGCCAGTAATCTCGCCCGCGACTCGGCCATCGTCGATGACTGCACCGAGCTGCACGGCTTCCTGACACTGGAGGAGTTCGAGCAAGGCGAGGACAGCGGGACCTTCTGGCTCATCTCGAAGGCCCTCGCGGCGAACAAGCCCACGTATGCTTGGACCTGTGCCGACGGGATGCTCATCCACGTTGGATCGGAGGAGCCGGAATGATGGCGACGCTGGCCGGGCTCAGGTTGAATACGAAGTGGCAGTTCGGGATGATCCTGACCGCCGACTATGTGCCGGAGATGCGCCTGATGGTGCTCGGTCCGGTCGACTCTGCCTATCGGACCTCCAGAGATCGCTGGAACGTCATGTGCCTGCGCGACGATACCGACCCTGCTGAAGCCAGCGCGTGGCTGCCCGGTGAGGTCTTCACCTTGTCACCGAGCGACGCGGGTCTTAGGATCGTGGCTTCGCCAGAGGAGACCGAGTGACCGACCTCGTGACCGAGACCCTGCGCCTCAACCGCGACGTCGGGCGGATCATGCGCCAAGCCTCGATCGTGGCCGAGGCGCCGTTGCGTCTCCACAGCCGCGAGATCGACTCGGGCGGGGCACCGGAGCTGCACCCGGCCTTCCTGCGCTACCTCGGTGATCGTTCAGTCTGCAAGTGCGGCCGGCCGGCGGTCTGCGCGACGGGCTGCCGGGCGACCCGCTTCGATGAGCATCTCCCGGCCTGCGAGCCCGCCTGCCCGAAAGGCGACGTCCGCTACCACGCCAGCACCCACAAGAACCAGCCCAACCGGATGAAGCGGGCCCTCCGCGAGATCAGGCGGCTCAACCCCAAGGCGTACGACCTTGTCTACCTGATCGTCGCCCGGGGCTACTCGTGGGAGAACGCCACCGAGAAGCTGAACGCCGACCACCTGAGCCGCGGCCAGATGCCCAAGAGCGACGCCGAGTTCGCCGTCCTCTGGATCAGCGGCGCGAGCATGATGATCGGGGCGTTCTGATGGAGATCAAGGCCGACGGCTGGCACCATATCGCCGTCACCAAGGTAGGAAGCGATATCACGGTCTACGACCGCGCTCTCTCGACCGGCGAGGTCACCAAGCATTACGAGAAGGCAGTTCTCGCCGAAAGCCCTGTCGCCTACTGGCGCCTCGGAGACACGGCCCACCCCGACTGGAAGTTCGGGGACGTGGTTCAACACCCCGACATGGGACCTCCGGTCTTCATCACCGCTCAGGTTGGTGCGGTGTTCCTTGGCGTCACCCTCGACGGTGGCCTCTTGTACTCGATCCCGGTTGAGATCGCCGGGCAGTGGAAACTCGTACCCGAGCCGGACGACTGAATCGAAAGAGCCCCGTCACCCGCCGCATTCGGCAGGTGATCGGGGCGGTAGTCCTGACGGGGCTTCTTTCAGGCAACGTCGGGGCAGAGCCACCATCGGTGGTGGCGCCAGTCACCGGGTTCCGGCCTGTGGCGACCTACGAGGCACCCCGGCGGGCCGATACGGCGAAAGTGGACCCCACGTCCATTCCGGGTCCGCTGGCGACTCCTGAGCCTTCCCACAGACCGCGGCCCGAGGTCCACCAGATCGCTCAGGCCAAGCCAGTGAAGGTGCCGCCGGGTGGTGGAAGCAGCCGGACCGGCGGCCATCGGATTGTAGGTGTCGCGACGTGGTTCTGTGAGCCGGGCGTCTCGGTCTGCACTCGGGGCTTCCCGGCGTCAGGAGCCTATGCCGCGGCAGGGCCAGAACTACGGGCTGCTCTCGGTCATTGGCGCGGACGATATGTCTTCGTCAACGGGGTCCGGGTTCAGCTCACCGATTGGTGCGCCTGTTCTGGCGACCACGTCATCGACGTGTACCACTCGACGTGGCTTCGCATCCCCCATCCGAACCACGCGGTCGTGACGTGGTGACTACGTGTGCCAGCCGAACCATGACGCGATCCCGAAGAACGCACCAACGAGACCGGCAACAGTCGCGACACCGGTTACGAGGCGCCAACTCCCGCGCCACTCCGAGCGCCAGCCTTCGAGCGACTTGACCCTGAGTTCGAGGTCCGTGATGTCCCCGGCGTTATCACGCGACCTCTGGAGCAGATTGCGGCCGAGCGGGCTGGCCTCTGGCTCACTGATGAGCATGTCCCTGATCTCACCGACCGTCTCCTTGATGTCGGAGAGTTCAGACTTGAACTCAGCGAAACGCTCGTCGTCGGCTCGCCGAAGCGGCGGCGCCGGCGGCATCAGATCGACTGGCCGATCTGGTTGAAGATCGAGCTGATCTGGTTCCCGAGGAACACCAAGGCCACGATCGCCACGATGGCGATCAGGACGAGGATCAGTGCATATTCGGCGAGACCCTGACCGCGGTCGCGGCGCCAGACTGGCTTCATCTTGTCCTCCTCTGAGAACCCGCCAAGCGGGTCGAACTCCCGTCGAATGGTTCCCAGCGGCTTGCGCTTGGGCAATGGGACGAACTCCGGCCACAGCTTACGCGCGGCGTCGAGGAGTCCTTCGAGCAGGTAGCCGAGCAGGAGCTGGGCGTCCCGCCGGTTGGAGCGCAGGATCATCTCCAGCGGCAACGGGGCGAAGTTCACCCGCGCGGCCTTCCCGGTCGTGTTGTCGATCAGGAGGAGGGAGAAGCGGCCTCGCTGGGGCTTGGGGAGGCGGGCACGGATGGCCTCTCCGCCAGCTCCCGGCTCGTCATCGGCAGGCCGCCCCAGCCCGGGATCACGTGGGGCTGGTACTGGCACGTCGCCGTCACCACCACGACGTCCTTGGTCGTCTCGGAAAGGGAAACGTCGCACCCGGGTAGCTCATGCGCCGCGAGTGCGTGCCATGAGTCGTTGTCGTGCTGCGCCGCGTACTCGGCCACGACCGCCGTGGTCCGGTCCTGCTGGGCCTTGGAGATCACGAGGAAGCCGACCTCGGTGAAGCCGAGGGCGATGAACATCGCCACTGGCAACATGATCGCCATCTCGACGATCGCCTGTCCGCGACTCACTCACCGGGCCTCCGTTCTCTCCCTGCCGGACGATGCTTGGGGGCCCGACGTTGCAATGTCAATAAGGAATGTTCCGCATTCCGGGCATTCCTTCGGCGGTCGCGGCACGCCGAGGAACCAGAGCGACCGAGGGAGATGGAGATAGCCGACGTACTCGGCCATTGGCAGCCAGCCGACGATCCGCGAGCCGTTGAGCCTGCGGATCACCGGCGGCTTGCACTTCGGGCAGGCTAGGACGTGGACCAACGGAGAGCTGCACGGTACAGCGCCCCGACCACCGCCCCACCGATGGCGACGATCGCCGTCAGGAGCGCAGCCTGATCCTGCGGAACACCCGTGACCCCGACTGCGAGCAGGGCGGGCGGGATGCCCATCAGGGCGTCAGCCACGAAGTCCTTGACGAACTTCTTGACCGTGATCGGTGAGACCCCGGTGCCATCCGTCAGGACGTTGCCGGTGGTCTGGGCTGGACCGGACATGCCTTCCTCCTCTGGTCAGCGGGGGCCGAATGTCGGACCGAACCCGCCGCCCACGAAATCGAGAATACCCACAACGATCCCGATCGGCCATGCCCAAGTTCCGAGGAAGTCCCCGATGCTGGTGATGACCGGGACGTGGATCGCCGGGAGGACTGCCGCGAGAAGCAGGCAGATCAGGCCGGCGACGAAGCCGACCGCGATGGCGTGAATGACGCGGATCAACATGGGTCTCTCCTATGCGCTACTGGGCTGCGTGAGGCAGACCACGTAGAGGAACTTGGTGGAAGCGGGTGCCACGGTCATTACGAACTCGCCCGTATCCGGGTCACTTTCCGTGAAATCCGTACCGGTTGTGAGCAGGGCGGCGCCCGGAGTCCCGACCGTGCCGATGTAGACCTGAAGGGTCGTCGCGATGTACGGGAAGCGAACGAAGAAGGTCGTGGTCACGTTGTTGGTCGCCGGCGTCGGGGTCCCCTGATAGATCGCCCCGTAGGCCGCGGTGGTCGAGGAGTCGTTGACCGCGGCCGGGCTGACTTGGATCGTGTTCAGGCGGACCTGCTGCTTCAAGAGGTAGGCCCAGAGGGTGAACGGGTCCGAGGTCTGAAGGCCGAACGTCCCGTCGAACTGGACGAGGTGGGTTCCGTCGGTCTCGAAGCCATCGGGGAACGAGATGTGGAGGCTCCGCAGCGGCAGCAACTTCGACACGCTAAAGGTGTTCATGTCGATCTGCATGATGTCGCCCGCGAGAACGTGCTCTCCGTTCGGGACATCCTCGCTGAACCATGTAAAGGTGAACTGCCACTGCGTATAGCGGAGGCCCTTCTGCTGGCCTTCGATGTCCGCCCCGGGCGGCCCGTAGAGGATGTCGTGGGCTCGGGCATCGACTCCGTACTGGGTCTTGTAGTGCAACTCGCCGAAGTGCGTCTCGGCATATTGCCAGCGCCCATAGGTCGACTCGCTGGTGGAGTCCTGCATTCGCGCTACGACCGTGGCCCCAACCCCAGCAAACTCGGAGCCGCCCCAGATCAGCACGTCATTCTCGATGTATGAGCCGTCCTCGGTAGCCTCGACCTGCCGAAACCCGATGCTCGTCGGCGGGCTAGGCTGGTCCGAGAAACCCCATGATTTGGTGACATTCTCGAACGGCGTATAGATGATCGTCTTGTCAGGAGCGATGTACCAGACGGCACCCCCGAAGAAGGACAGGTTATTGAACGGCTCGCGAAGGGTCTTGCCCTGCTGCCAGATATCGCCCTCGGGGATCGAGGCGATGTTCTGGATGCCGGACGAATCGAAACCGCTCATGTCGGTATAGGCATCCACGATCTGACGAAGGATCGCGCCATCGGTCACGAAGGCCGTCAGGTCGATGAGCCCGAGGTAGTTGGAGGTATCGCGCAGGACCCGGCGGTCGAACAGGATGTTGTAGTCGGCGCCGCGGAGGTTCCACGCCCGGAGCGTGTAGTCGGACAGATTGGCCGTATCGGCGGCCGGCGCGAAGTGGATCATGCTGACCTGAGTCACGAAGCCGCCGAACATCAGCAGGCCGTCGATGGTCAGGCTGATCTCCTTGCCCGACGAGAACGTCTTGTTCCGTTGCGGATCGCGGATCACGACGTCGAACGAACCCGGCGCCGCGTTCATGCTAGTGTCGAAGGAGCAGCGCTCGAAGACGGCCGAGTCCGTCTCGTCCACGCCGTCGATCAAGAGGACGATGATACTCACGCGGTGTTGCCTCCCCCGTCAAGGACGTTGCCCGCGCTCGACCAGAAGTTGCCGCCCGAGTTGTAGGTGCCCCGCGACAGCGGGCCGCAGGACCCGTGGCCGTTCGACCCCGAGACGACGCCCGAGGCGTTGTTGTTGGGCAGGTCCACGATCGCGTCGACCGTGGCGTCGCAGTTGGTCCCGTTCCAGCCGCTCATCGTGACCCCCGTGGCATCCCCCCAGATGTAGGCCCAGCGGTGGAGATTCGAGACGGTCCAGTTGTTGGCTGTCAAGCCACTGATGTTCGGGTTGTGGAAGGTCTGGAGGCCGTTGAGGGTCCGGGCTCCGTCACCGACCACGGTCCAGTCGTTGGCCGTGAGGTTCGTACCGTGGTGGACGAGATCGGAGTTGACGTAGAGGCAATGGCTCTGGTTCTGGCTCGCGACACCGGAGCAGTTGACGATGTTGAAGCCGTTGAGGGTCATGTGGTCGACCCAGCCGGTGAGGATCAGGCCGAACGAGCCGATGTGGTAGTTCTGGATCGTGAAACTGCCGCCGGTCCCAGCCGGATCGAAGGTGATGTAGTCCATGACGAAACCCGGCGTGCCGGGGCCCGGCAGCGCGTTGAAGTTGAACGGGCCATTCGTACCGGCGCCCAGTCCACTCCCGTCCCAGACCACGTTGGCGCCCGAGGCTGGCCGGATCGTCAACGGCCGTGCGGCGCGGCTGACGTTCTTGATGTCGAGCTGCCAGTTGTCGTACTGGCCATCCTGCATCTCGATGATGTCGTAGGCCATGTTCCCGAACAGGGAGAGGAAGGCTGCTTCGGTGTTCGGACCGGTTCCCGGGAAGAAGGCGATGGCGCCGGTCGCGAAGACAGGCGGCAGCGGTCCGGTCGCGGTGTAGGTCGCCGAGACGGTGGTCGTGTCGGAGATCGGGGTCGCGAGCGTGACCACCCCGGTCGAGGTGTCGACGGTGTAGTCCGTGTTCTCGGCCAGTAGGGAGCCACCGACAGACAGTTTCAGGGAGCCGGTCGCGACCGTCCGGGTCAACTGCATCAGGGTGTCGCTGAGATGGCGCAGGATTTCCGTGAAGCCGCCGCCGGAGACCGGGCCCGGGGCCGTGTAGGTGCAGTTGGTCGGGCCGTTGCCGTTGAAGTCGACCCAGTCGATATTGACACGAGGCACTTCTGGCTGCGGCACGAGGCCGCCGCCGCTATTGGTGCTGATGCCGGTCGGACCCGTGATGACCACGCGGTTGATCGTCATGTCGATCGAGACGGGCGTCGTCACGTCCCAAGCATCAGGCTCGACGTCGACCCAAGCCCAACGCTTGGTGCGAACCCGGGAGTGACTCGGCTCCCACGAGAGCTTGTAGACCATCCACTCGCCACCCGGGGAGTTGACCGGGCACGTCCCGATGTTCGAGTCGTTCTTCACCGTGGGCGACGTCGGGCCGTCCATGATGAGCGAGAACTGCTCTCGGGCGGTGCCGGACGTCGGGGTCGGAGCGATCGGGAACTGGTACTTGATAGTGATGAACCAGTCCGAGGAGCCCATGGCCGGGCCACTGGTCAAGCGTGCGCCGAAGGACTCGGACGGGACGCCGGCCGTTCCGTAGGCGGTGTCTTCCATGACGCCGCTGCCATTGATGACGCCAAACAACTGGGGGGTGTTGCCGGCGATCGTGTGCCACTGGAAGCCGTTGAGAGAGGTGCTTCCCCAAGCGGCGTTGCCCGGTGAGACGACGCCATTCGTCAGGGGCAGGAACCGGTCATCGAAGGTGTCGAAGACGTTGGAGAAGTCGGTGCAGACATAGGACGGCGGAACGGTGGTGTTGGGCGGGACGATGGAGCCGAGCGAGATGCCGGGCAGGGCCGGCAGCTTCCAGCGGAACGGGTCGAAGAACGACCACGGCACGTCGATCTCGTGGGACAGCGTCAGCTCGTAGCGCGGCACGTCCGGTGCCGGGAAGGTGACCTCCATCTTGCGGATGGGAATGACGGTGTCGTAGCCGAAGACCTCGCTCGTGAAGGCAACCTTCTGGGCCGGCAGCAAGCCGTCCTCGAAGGTCACCAGCGTCACGGCGATCCGGTCGTCCTTGGCACCCCGGTGGTGCTCTGGGCTGCCGTTCAGGATGGAGTCTGCGATCCGGTTGATCGTGCTCTGCTTGTAGACCCCGAATGTCGTCTGGCCGAGCTGCCACAGGCCGTGCTCGGTCTGGCTGGTGGCATCCTGCGCCCGGGTGAAGACCGGGACGTTGCTGCCGTAGCCGGCGCCCCACGCGAGCACGTCGTTGGCGAGGTTCGTCCCGTCGAACAGGACTTCCATCTCACGGTAGCCCTTGGTCGTCACCCCATCGGGCACGTCGGACAGGCCGAACGGTGCATCCGGGGTGTCGGCATCGACGTAGGCGAACTCCCAGTTGGGCCGGATGTAGTAGATCGAGGCGGGCAGCGCGGTGATGCTCTGCATCGCCTGACCCCACGTATCGCTGCCTTCCCACGCCCGCGCCTGCTGGTCCTCGTTGATCCGGGCGACCGCCTCCACGCCGGTCGAGGTATCGAGTCCGTCACCGGTCAGGTCGAGCCAGCCCGCGAACAGGTCGCCGATCGCGGTGACGTCGGGGGTGAAGGGCGGGTAGAGGGGCGCCAGTACGTTCGCCGGGTCCGACTGGTTGAAGACGATCCGTCGGGCGAACAGGGTATTGAGGTCCGTCCCGACGATGTCGAAGAACCGGGTCGGCCCGAAGTCGTCCACGTTCAGCGCCGGGAAAGCGTAGACACGCTTGACGTTCGTCACGAACCCCGTCCAGACCCGACCACCGTTGATGATGAGTTCGAGGCTCTGGCCGGGGACGTAGCTCAGGACGCCAAGATCGTCACGGACCCGGATGCTGGCCTCGCCGGGTACGCCGTTGACCGCCGACATGAAGCGGGCCGTCTCGAACAAGACTGCCCCTGCCCCGAGGATTTCGACCACGTTGGCGCCGTCGATGAAGATGGCCGGACCGGTCGTCGTGGGCGTGCTGTGCTGGATCGCGGCATCCGTCGCGCTGACCGAGTCACTGGTCGTTCGGTGCAGGATGGCCGTGCGAGTCGCGATACCAGATGCAACGACATGGTCAGTCGTCGAGAGGACGTACCCGCGAACGACCGTGTCGCTGGTGGAGATGGCCTCGGTGGCCGAGCGGTGGAGGACAGCGGTCCGCCGTGCGACGTCGACCGCGAAGACCGTCGCCTGCGTGGCGGTCCGGCTCTGCCCGCGCGACCGGATCGCGACGTCACTGGTCGAGATGGCCTCGGTCGTGGTCCGGGCGACTTGGTTGATGACCGCGACATCAGATGTCGTGACGGTCTGGGAGACCGTGCGATGGAGCGACGCGCTCCGGGTGGCCGACTGGGACGCGGTCAGGGAGTCAGTGGCAGTCCGGGTGACATTGTTGCCGGCGTCCTCTTGGAACGCATCACTCTGGAAGGCGTTGGACTGGAACGCCCCAGCCACTTAGCCGATCCCTCTGAGCCCCTTCAGCGAGGCATCGCGGCCCAGTGCCTTCGTGACGGCCTGCGTGACCTTTTCGAGACTCGCCTGCGAGTCGGTGTGAATGTCGCCGTTGAACTGGACGACCACGCTGCCGCCGCCGTTGCCGCCGAAGCCGTTGACGGCGCGCGGATTGCGGAGGATCGCGACTGTCTCGCCTTGGGCCTCACCGACGGTCATGGTCGTCTTGCCGGTGGTCGTCCCGACGAAGCCGGACGCGAAGTGCGGCGTCAGGTTGCCACTCTTGCCGTTGTCGTAGTAGGAGCCGATCGCCGCGAACTTGGCGAGTTGGCTGCTCAGACCCTTGATGACGATGCCGAACTGGGCCAGCACCTGCACCGCGACCGTCTCCAGCGCCTTGCCCGCGGCGGCTTCGAGTTGCTGGATGTCGGCGAACGCCTGACCGACCAACTTGTCCACGGCGTTCAAGTAGGTCTGGACCTTGGCGACGTTCTGCTGCTGGAGTTGCTGGAGCCGGAGGAGTTGCTGCTCGCGGGCGGCCGTGTCGATCGTGACCTGTCGGCCACGGGTGAGCAAGGCGATCTGGCGGACGAGGTCGGCCCCTTGGCGGAGGTTGCCGATGTCGACGATCTTCACCTGATTGGAGAACTGCTGCTTCTGGATGTTCAGTTGCTTCTGGGCGTACTCGGCCTCGATCTTCGCCTCGGCGATCCGGGCCTGCCGCTCCTCCGGGGTGATGCCCGGGGCTTGGAACCCGGCGAGGGCCTGCTGGAAGTTGATCTGGCGCTGGGAGAGGTTGAACTGGAGCTGCTGGCCCTGCCGTGACAGGAGCAAGTTCTGGTGTTCGAGGATGCCCAGCTCGGACTCGCCGGCGCCGAGGTTCTTTCCGATCAGGCCGCCGATGTCGGACAGGTTGCGCTTGGCGATCAGGAGTTGGAAGTTGTACTGGGCGACCTGATACTGGGCCTGCTCGTTGCTGATCCCGGCTTGGATGCTGGCGATCTGCTGGCCGGTCGCCTTGACCGCGTTGAGGGCGGCATCAAACGCCTGACCGGCGGCCTGACCGAAGTTCTGGACGATGGCCGGGCGGTAGGTATTCTCGATGATGTCCTGACCCTGAGCGTAGTAGGCGTTCAGTTGCTGCTGTTCGGTCTGGGCGGCCTTCAACTGGCCGACGACCTTGCCCTGATCCGACCGGGCGATACCGGTCCCGACCGGAACGTTCGGGTTGGCAAGCGCCGCGAGGGCCGCCTGTGCGGGCAACTGCGTCCCAATGGCGAACTGGGTCTGGCGGTTGGCCGCCGCGATCTCGCTGGGACGGACATATGCCTGCTGGGACTGGATGGCTGGGAGGTTGGCGGCAGCCTCGCGCTGGCGCTGCTGCTCTGCGAACAGGTTGGCTCGCCCCAACTGCTCGGGCGGCGTGATGCTCAGGCCGATGCCAACCTGCTCCAAGCCCTTCGTGGCATCCGTGACTGACGTGGTGAAGCCACCGGGACCGACAAGGACTTCGTTCGACTTGGCCGCGAGGTCCTTCAGTTCCTGCGGCAAGTTCGAGTTGGCGACGCGCTGTGCCTGATCCCCAACGGCCTGCGCGAAGTGAAACGCCTCCTTGGTCGAAAGACCTTGGGCCTGCGCCCCACGCTTGGCGGCTTGGTTGTAGGTATCCTCCAACTTCGCCCGGTCATCGGCCAGTTGCGCCAAGCGGGCGGGCCGCTGGTCGTTCGGGGTCTGGAGGTTCTGCTGCTGCTGCGAGGTCAGGTATTGACGGCCGATCGTTGGTGTCTGCGGCGTGATGAGTCGACCCGATGAGAGATCGCTGACCGCGCTCGTGATGTCGCCGAACGAACTCTTGATCGTCTCAGCCAGACCGGCTCCGCCACCGAGTTGCTGGGCGAACAGCGCACCGCCGCCAAGTCCACCGTAGCCGCCGAACAGGCCCTGTGGGGTCTGCTGGTTGGCCCCGATCGCCGCCCGGAACAAGCCACCGGTCTGACCTGCCGCCGCCGCGCCGGCCTTGACCTGTGTCGTCAGCCTCAACTGGTTGTCGATCGCCTCTGCGGCGCTGCTGGAAAGACTCGCCTGAGCATCTGCGGTCGCCAGCACGGCATTGACATTGCCGTGGGCCGCTGCTGTCTGCTGGGCCAGTGCCTGCGTGACCTTGTTGCTGACCGCTCCGAAGCCGGACGCCTTGTCAATGGCGTCGCCAATGGCCGGTGCGACAGCCGAAAGGCCGACATCAACGATCTTGATGGCAGCACCGAAGGCCAGACCGGCGGCCGTGACGGCGAGCAGGTTCCGGGCAAGGTTCAGCGGGTTCTTGCTGAACTTGTCGAGATTGGCCTGCGCCTTATCCTGTCGTTCGAGGGCAGCCGCCTCATCGGCAAGAGCCTTCTTGTAGTCGGGCCGCTGGCGGATGGCCTCAGCCTCTTTCCGTAGCGTGTCAGCCCGACGCCCGCCGACGACATTCGCCTCGGCTTCCTTGTCGATCGCCAGCTTGTCGATGCTGGAACGGAAGGACGTCGCCGAACCAAGGTCACGACTTGATTCCGACAACTCCTTCTCCAGCCGCAGGCGCTCGCGTCCCGGGCCGATGATGAATCCGCCAGCGGTCGACGCCGCCGTGCGCTGTGTCCGGCCGGCGGTGAGGATATTGGCCTCGTTCCGGGCGGACAGGACGTCGGCGTTCCGCCGGATGGCGGCCTGCTGGATTTCCCGGTTGGCCTCCGCCCGCCGGATCGTTCGCTCCTCACGAAGCGCCTGACTCCTGAGGCGGTTTTCCTCGTTGACACGCGCTCGGGCCACGACCTGCTCGACTCGAACCTGCTCGCGGTCGGTCAGGGGTGACGTCCGTGGGGCCGGGCGTGGACCGAGCCCCGGCAGGATGGATTGCGGCTGGTTCGGCTGGTCGTCCCGACCGGGGACATAGACCACGGCCGAGGTCTGAGCAGGGGTTCGGAAGACCCGGTTGCTCCGGGTCAGCGCGTCCTGATCGAGTTGCGGCGTTGCCGGACGTCCCTCGTCTTCGGGCGCCGGTCCAGCCACTGCAACCCGCCGTCCTCGTCCACCGCCGCCGCGCCCACCACGACCGCCAGCGCCAGCAGCGGCCGGGGCAACAGGAGAGGCTGCGATCTCCTTCAGAGTGGCCGCAATGTCGTTCAGGGTCCCGAGGACGGTCTGGAGTTCGGCATTAGCCGCTTGGGCAGGGATGTGGAGTTCGAGCGGCTTCTCGCTCTGGACTCGCAGTTCGTTGATCTGCGCCGTCACCTGCTGGGTCGAGACATGGACCGGGATGTCGACTGGCTCGTCGCCCAGCGTCTTGGCGATCTGTGCTCGCATCTCGGGGCTCTTGATGTCCCCGAGTTCGATCCCCTTCGTTTGTCCGGCCCCGCCACGGAGCCCGAGGGCGCTGGCTTCCTGCTCGGCCCTTCGGAGCGCCTTGACATTGCTGGCACTGAGGGCGCCAGTCAGCTTGGCGAGTTGTGCCTCGATCGCATGGAGTTCAGGAGATGCTGCGGCTGCGGCTGGAGTTCCGACAGTCGTGGACGCCGCAACCGCCCCACCACGCTGGGCCTGAGCAGCCGTCGGCTGCTGGACCTGTACGCCGATCGTCGCGAAGCGGGGTTCCTTGGCCCACGCCTCGATGATCCGGTCGGCCTCCTCCAGATCGCCGGGCAGGCGGGAATGGGAGGCACCGATTTGGACGCTGATGCCGCCGATATCTTCGGCTTCCATATTCATCAGTCACCTCCTTCCCGCTGCGGATCGCCCGGCTTCCAGATCACGGACGAGCCCTTGCGCTCGCCCGTTTCCATCCCGGCGAGTCGCATGACGTCTTCGAGGGTCACCCCGTAGTCGGCCACGATGTCGGCCCACGGGGTGTTGTTCTTGATCGCGGCCTTGACGTACGAGTCGCGCTCGGCCTTGATCGCGTCGGCGGTGAACCGTTCCATGCGCCTCAGTTCGCGCATGGGCAGGTGACCTAGATCGTCGGGGATGCGTCTCCACCATCGGGCGACGTTGGCCCGGCTGATCCAGCCGGCGGAGTAGGGTTTGCGTCGTCGATCGAGTTCAGCTTGTTGAACGCCCGGAGCATCGTCGTGTACTTCCGGCCGCCCCACTTGCCGACCCGATCGGCTCCGGTTGCCGGTTCGACAATCGACTTCGCGAGCAGGAACCGCGTGTTCAGGCGGTTGTTGGTCTTGGTGCCCTTCGAGGGGTCTTTCGGGTCAAGCGGCTCCTGTGCCGCCTCGAAGATGTCGTCACCCTCGTCGACACTGAGTTCGCGCAGGGTCCAGAGAGTTCCCTCGTAATCGAACGTCTCGGTCGCGTAGGTCTCGCCATCGACCACGACCGTTCCCGGGCCGATCTCGCGCTTGTCTGCCATGTCGTTCTCCCTCTGCTATGAACGAAGCGGGGCGGTGTCGAACGCGGAGATGTTCTCCAGTTCGAGCATCCCGTCGTCGTTGACCTTCCACTGGTCCCACTCGACGATATCGATCTGCTCCTTCCCCTTGGACGGGCTGTTGATGTAGACCCGGACGCGGCCCTTGATCGTGCCGTTCTGGCACATCTTCATCAACATCGGCTGCTGCCACGAGAACCACGCCCGGAAGCGCAGTTTCGGGCGGCCGTCGGGGTAGACCCCCGAGCGGGTGATCGTCCAGCGGGCGATGATGGCGACCTTGGCTCCCCCGAGCCCGGTGATCTCGCCATCGGGTCCCATGATCCGGCCGAAGCCGTCAGGTCCAAACATCTATCTCCCTCAAACCGAGAGACCCCCTGCCACGCAGGCAATAGAAACCAGCGGGGATCGGACCGCCAGTCTACGCCTGCGTGGCAGGGGGTTGGGACGTTAGTTGGTTTCTTCGGGCAAGTGCTTCCAACGCACTCGCCGGTTGATCTGCGTCACGGTAACGCGGGATACGCCGAACGTCTCGGCCACGACGGAATGAGAGACGCCATTCGCGCACAAGCGACGAATGGCGTAGACCTGATCGACTGTCAGGCGGGCGTTGTGGTGAGCTACGCCGGGCCGAGGATTGATGTTGGCCTTCTTGCGGCCCTTGCGATAGGCGTCCCGCATGTTGTCGCCGTGCGTGCCAGCCCAGAGATGGCTTGGGCGGACGCAGGGTGGGTTGTCGCAGGTGTGGCAAGCCTCACGGCCGTTGAGCGGTCCGTTGATCTGCTCGTACACCCAGCGGTGAACCGAGACCTGCTTGCCCCAGTTGTCGACCGTGCTTGCGTATCGGCTTGGCGATCTGGACCACGGCCATGTGATGCACTCAGGCCCTTCGCCGACCGTTCTCAGATATGCGATGAACTCCATCCGACGAGTGAGCGTCGAGATGGTCCGCTTCGGCATTGCTACCTCCTGTGACAGTCAGCCACGCTTGCGGCATCGTATCACAGGAGGTAGTAGCCTTGCTAGCCCTAGGCCGAGATGGTCCAGTTAGCGGAGGCACGGAAGGCCCCCGTGGCCTTGCACATGTCGTTCAGGCTGATGTCGACGGTGGCGTCGAGGAAGCCCGAACCGTGCGCGACCTCGTACGGCGCACCGGCAAGGGACGAAGCGCCCTGACCGGTGTCGCTGTAGAGGTAGATGAGCTGCGCGCCGAGGGCCGCCGCCCGGACGAGGTTGTCGCCCGAGAGGTCGAGCAGGCCGGCCCATGTGCCCTGCGAGTCACGAAGGCCGGCGAACCAGCGCTTGTTCGTGTCGCTGAAGGCCGACCCGTCGAAGAAGTCGCGGGTGTTGCTGTAGGTGAACTGGGTCTTGGCTGCGACCAGCGTGCCACCGCTGCTGATCGGGCCGCCAAGGACGATGCCGCCGTTGATACCGGCAGCACGAATGTCCGTGTTCGCCACGAGGGCGTTCCTTTCTCGGCAATCAGCCGATGGTGCTGGTCAACGTCACCGCGAGGGTCCGGTTGACCGGGTTGGATTGCGCCACTTGGACCGAATAGATGCCCCCTTGCTGGAACACCGTGTCGGTCCCGTCCGGGGCCGCGTCTACCAGTGAGTACGTCGAGACGCGACGGCAGACGAGCGAAGTTAGCCCGCCTTCGAGGTCCAGCCTTGCATCCTGCAAGGTGGCGAACACGAGCTGGTCGAGGCTGGCTGCCTCGCCCTGTGTCTTCGAGAACACGCCGACGTCGATCCCGCTGACGGTGACCCACCCGCTCCAGTCGTACTCGCCCGGCGAGTAGTGGAGTTGGTAGATGCCACGGGGGAAATCCGTGTCCTTCGGGGCAACACCCTCCGACCATCCTCCCGGCAACTGGCCTTCGAGGACCAGATTGGAACGGAGGAGCCGGGTGAATGCCTGCCGGATATAGACCCACGGATCGACCAGAGCAATCGGCGCTGCAAGCGTCATCACTGGCCTCCGAGCTTCTGGCGGAGCTGCTGGGCGAGAACTCGCTTCAGCCGCGTCCGGTTGTCATGGAGCGCCGGGAGCAGGAACGGCTGAGCCGCGTTGTGCGTCGTCGGGAACTCGACGAACTTCGCGTACCGAACGCCTGCCGTGACCGTTGCCACAGCACCTTCTCCGGTCGAGATGACGCCCTCGGACTCGATGGACGCCTTCAACTTCCCGCCGATCTGGATGCGAACGCTGCCAGAGGCGAGGACTTCTCGATGGATGGCCCGGCCGGACCGGACCTCGTATGCCCCGCGTGCCGTCAGGAGCGGCCGGAGCGACGGGCTGACGTAGCCCGAGCGAACGCGACTGGCATCGACCCGCGGCCGGAAGACCCGGGAGTCGCCGCCCTGAAGTCGAACCGCTCGCTCGGTGCCGAGGTTCCGAAGCGTCCGCGACTGGGCGAGCGCATTGAGGCTGCCCCGGCGTGGCACTTCCGCCCGAGCGTAGCTGCGGAGGTAGGCCACCGAGCGCCGGCGCTGGAAGTCGTTGTAGCCCTGATACGCCTGTGCCCGCTTGATCGCGAGGTGGCGCTCCTTGGACGTCAGGGGCCGGAACTTGCGGCGGAAGCCCTTGGCCTCCTTGAAGACCTTGCGGATCGGCGCCCGGGCCCGCGCATCGGCCACGACTGCCGCGGCAACCTCCTCCAGCGCGTCCTCCTCTGCCGCCTCGACCAGTTGCAAGATGCGGGCGACATTGAGGACGCTCATTCGAGCAGGCGGCAGGCAAACTCCCACCACGCGGGGTACGTGTCGCTCTGGTTGCCAGCCTCGACGGTGTAGAGATCGCCGTCGATCCCGAGGTGGTCACCGCCCGCGATCACCGTTCCGATCGGTACCCGGACGTTCACCAACTGGGCGATGGCGACCGCGCCGGAGACAGCACCGAGCGTGGACGAGTCGCCGAGGATTTGCTTGACCCAGCAGATCGTATCGCCCGAGTCGGCCCAGCCGCTCTCCTGACCGTCAGGAGTCTCGGCCGTGAACCGGGTCAAGATGGTCGCGATCGTGGTCATGCCACTCTGGGCGACGGACTGGATGGCGCCCAGTTCCTCTGCGGTCAGGAGTGACATCGCCCCTCCTAGTTGAAGCTGTTGCCGCCGCCGTCGGTCAGCAGCGGATCGTCCCAGCGATTGGCACCCGAACCCGTCGCATGGGTATTGCGGACAATGCCTTGAATCTGGTTCAGCGGCGGGAGGGCCGGCGCTTCGATCGGGACGTTGACGTTGCTGATCGTCACGCCATCGACGAGGAAGTCGATCCCGTCCGAGTAGGCGTAGGTAAAGCGGTTGAGATTGCTCCAAGTCCCGCCGATGACGTGGACGTTATTCGTCCCGGTCGGCGTGTCATGGGCGTAGACCTGAACCCCGTTGATGCTCTTGGTCGTCGGGCCAACGATATCGAAGTCCTGAATCGTCACACCCTGTCCACGGTGGATCATGTCTGACTCGACGTAGACGACGTGGCTGAAGCTGCCGCCCAGACCGGTCACGTTGCGGACCTTGGCGTTCTTGAAGATGACCCCGTCGACCCAGCCGGCCATCAGGATGCCGAACTTCGCCATGTTGTAGTTCTGGAGCGTTGACCCCGCGAAGTCGAATGTCATCTGGCCGACCTGAGCCGGGACGCCGGGGCCATCGTTGGTTCCGACATGGATCGCCCCGGTCCCGCTGCCGCCGCCATCGAAGATCACGCCGGACTGACAGCGCCAGAGCAAGGGTCGCGTCCGGGCCTGCTTCAAGTACAGCGTGGCGAAGTTGGCGAATGTGCCAGCCGCGAACTCGATCACGTCCAGCGTGTTGTCAACTGCCCAAGACTGAAGGGTGATAAGGCTCGTGGTCGGAGAAGCCACTCGAACCACTTGGTTCGGCGGCGGCGGAGTCACCACGGCCTGCACGACGATCGAGACCGGCAGGCCGGCGTTCACCCACGAACCATTGACGGACTGCTGGGCCTGAAGCGTCTGGGTCTTGGGCGTACTGCTGACCGTGATCCCAACGTTGAACGTACCATCCCGACGCGGCCGGAAGATGTTGGTCGTCGCCCCAGCCCCATCTAGCAGAAGCCGGGTCTTGTTGTTCGGAAACCCGGAGCCGGCCACCGCCACGACCGACGAGGGCGCGGCGGGATTGGGGCTCACCACGAGTTGGATGGTCACCGGAAGTCTCCCCTGTAGTAGTGCGGCGACGGTTCCGACGACTCCCAACATGAATGTCCGCCGGCCCAGAACCCCCGGTGTGTCACTCAGAACACCGATCCGAAGGTATAGGCACCATCGAGCAGGCTGGCCGCGGTCGCAGGGATGGTGGCTCCGTTCTTGGTCACCATCTGGGTCGGCTGGAGAGCCGTCAGGGCGACCTCGGCCACCTTGATCGACTGGAGCCCGGTCATGCCGCGCTGGGCCATCCGGGCTGCTCCGAGGTCGGCGGTCGCGGTGATCCCCACGGCCTGCACGACCGGGTCGGGCGCGAGGTAGGTGTAGTCGACGGCCACCTCGACGCCCGGATCGGGGGCGACGGTGAAGTTGATGACGCCGTCGTTGTAGTCGACCGTGTAGCCGCTCGCCTGCACCACGTCATCGAGGTAGACGACCGGGATGACCGTGGTGTCCCAGTTGCCGTACGAGGCGCTGAAGGACGTGGTCGTCTCGGCTTCGAGGATGTCGCCCTCGACCGGAAAGGACCAGCCGTAGTCGTAGGTCACCCGGGCGATCGGGTTGTAGAGACCAAGGCTGACCGCGAGCGGGTAGTAGGCGATGATGACCGGGTTCAGGGCCACGATCTCGATGTACTGCTCCATCGAGTTGACGTAGATGTTCGGTGGCAGAATCTGGACCAAGTACGTCAGGCCGAGGTCGAGGTGGAAGTCGGACACCGTCTTGATCGGGCCGGCGTTGAGGTAGGTCCGCCGGGCGCCCGGGCCATAGGCCAGTGGGTTGACCAGCTTCCACTGCTGTCGCTCGTCGGTCATGGTGCCGCCGAGCCAGCTCCACGGGTTGGGCTGCTTGGGCACGTTGCAGTAGCGATCGACTTCTGCCTGAGCGCGGATCAGCGTGGACCGCAGCGTCGAGAGCGAGAAGTCGGAGGGAAGCGCCAGACCGTAGCCCTGCCGCAGGTAGCGCCTCGGCGAGAGGAGCGTCGTTCGAGCCATCTGACCTCCTCTTGACACGGCTGAGATGATGCGTATCCGACTCGCCAGCGATCGCGAGCCGGATGAGAGCGAGAAGCCCGGTCTCTGGGGGAGGCCGGGCTTCTTGTTTGTCCCCCGAGTTGCGGCCGGACCAGCGGCAGGAGGGAGTCCGCGCTGGTCCGGCCTAACGACCGCCGGGGGGTGCGATCGTCATGTGTTCAGCGACTAGCTGGTCCGCTGCTCGGCGCGGAGCTTGACGCTGTGGAGGTTGGACGACAGTTCGAGCCCGAACATGCCCCACACGATGTAGAGCCGAGTGAGCTGCCCCGAGACTCCCGGCGGAATCTCGATCACGCTCGGACCAGCCGGCCCGAGGTGAGGGATGCGGAGCTGCTGCTCGTTGATCATGTACAGGTCCGCCACGTCACGGCTGGAGTCAGTCGTGGCCGTGTAGTGACCGATGGCGTCACCGGGGATCGGGACGATCGGCATCTGCCCGACGGCGGTCATCACGGCGGGGACTTCCACGCCGGGGATGAACTCGGTCTTGTCGACCGTCCGCTGGATCGAGGTCTGCTGGTTGGAGAGCTGGGCAACCTCGTCGTACCGCGCATAGGTCACCGTCGGTCCAACACCAACCTGATTGGTGATGTTGACGATGCCCTGATTGAAGGCGTTGACGAAGTTGTTGGGGCTCGTGGTCAGGTACGGCGCGAAGTTGACCGCTGCGGTCGAGTTCGTGATCGAGTTGTTGAGCAGGTAGCGGAGACCGGTGAAGGCGTTGGCGTCATAGGCGCCGTCCTCACCCGTCGAGAGGCCACCGGAGCTGGTCGCATTCCCTTGGAAGATCGTCTTCTGGAGGTCGTGCGCCATCTGGGTCAGGCCGTTCTGGATTTCCAGTCGAGCCGAGTCCCACTGCATTCCGCCGGCCGGAACCGCGAGCTGCTGCTTGAACGACACGCCCCGGCGCTGCCCGTAGACCGCGATCGGCGTGGTCTGACGAACGTACACGCCGGTCTTGTCGACCACGGTGCCCAGCTCCGAGATGAACGACGAGGTCGTCAGGTCAGAGGCGTACGCCGTGAGCTGGTCCCAAGCGTGGACGAGGCCGTTGGCAGGCACCTTCTGGATGCGCTGCCAAGCCGGGAAGATCGAGACGAACATCGACACGAGGAACGGTTCGAGGTCCTGACGGATCAGGGCTGAACCACCCGCGGTGTCGAGGGCCTTCTGCACGTAGGCAGGCGCCGAGGCGTTGCCTTCCTGCATCTGGGCCCACTGCCATGCCTGAAGCGGCACGCCGCTACCGGCTCCGGCGTCGATCTGCTTCTGGAGCAGAAAACCCTTCTCCTCCCACGACAGCGGGTTCAGCTTGCGCTGGAGCAACATGCTGTCGGTCTTGGAGAGGAAGTCGAACTGCCGGCCATACGGCTGCGCGAGGTCGTCGCCGACGCTGCGAGCCGAGGTCGGCGGCGCGACCTCCGTGTCGTTGCCCTTCTTGATCTCCGGCCCGATCTCGTCGAGCAGAGCGTTGAGGGCCTTGAGGTCGAGTGTCATCGGTTGTCTCCTGCGGACTTGGTCAGGAACTCCTTGACCTCCGGGGCAAGGAAGTCCGGCAGCTTCTTGTTCAGGTCCGCCACGTCGGCAACGGCCTTCGGCCGGAGCGGCATCGCGAGGACCTTCTCGATCAGCTTCTTCGCTTCCTCGTTCTCGTCGGCCAGTTGGTCTCGCTCGGCCTTCAGCGTCACGATCTCGTCATCACGGTCACTGACCGCCTTGACGAGTTCCCTGACGTGTCCGGCGAGTTCGACCACATCGGTCGCGGCGAACGTAAACGCCTTCTCCTCGGTGGGAGGGTCGGTCGTCTCGTCCTCGCCTTCCTCGGCGGCCGGTGTCTCAGGGGTCTCCTCCGGGGTCTCCTCGACCTCGGCGGATTCCTGAACGTCCGCATCGACGGCTGGGGTCTCGTCCTCGGTCTTGATCTCCAAGCCGAGGTCTTCGAGTGACTTGGTGTTGTTCTGGGTGTGCATGGAACCTCCGCAATCGCAGGTCGCGCAATCGCAATCGGACTGATGGCCGCAGCTATCGCAGAGGCCCTGTGTCTGAAGGGCAGAACCACCCTCGGTGTCGAGCGCCCACGTGAGCAGATCGTCGTCGCTCATGGACGCCGCCTTCTTGTCGCCGTGATCGCCGATCCCCATCCGCCGGGCGGCGGCCAGAATCTTGTCCCGACCGCACTGGTCGTTGGACGGATCGGCAATCCGGCTGAGAGCGGCCCGGACGTGGGCCTTGTCGTTGATCGGGTACTTGCGCTTCTCTGGGCAGGCGAACTGGTCGGCGTCGAGATCACTTCGGGCGCCGGCGTCAAGCGTGCCCTTCTCGACCTCGTCCTCCTCGTCGTCCCAGACGCTGTCCTCGATCTCGTCGAGCTGGTTGGCCGCCTTAGCCGCCTTGTACGTCCACGACCGCTGGTTCATCGGGATGCCGACCAGCGACCCCTCCTTGCCGGAGAGGTGGTAGATGTCGATCCCGCCGGCCTTGTTGCGCTTGTGCTCGCGGACGCGGGCCCCGATCGAGGCACCGAAGGTGACGAAGCCACCGTCGATCGAGTCGGCCAGTTGCACCATCCGCGGGTTGGGCGTGTTGACCACGCCCGCGACGTGGAGGTCGTAGACCGGGAAGCCGGTCTTCGGATCGACCATCCCGGCCTGCCTGATGTCGGCATAGTCCGACCGACCGAAGACGTTGTCGACCTTGTGCTCGTGGTCGGTAAAGATGTTCAGGCCACCGGCGAAGTCTCGACGCAAGTCTTCGAGCGCCGACATCTTGATCTCGTCATTGCCCTCGTCCACGACGGTCGACGACATGACCACCTTGAAACGACGCCTGCCGTCTTCGCCCGGTGGCTCGATCGAGATGGCCTTGGTGACGAACCGGAACTCCCCCGGTGCGAGGGGCGGCATCTTCTTGGCCGCCAGTGGTGCAGTCATGGCTCCTCCTTGGCGGATGCCGCTCAGTGAAAGACCCCGGCGAGACCGGGGTCATGGGCTAGACCGCGACGGGCTCGGCCGGCGGCGCTTGCTGCTGAATGGACTCGGTGGCAATCCGGTCGAAGCCGGCTGCGGTGTAGTCCCACGAGAACCTCTGGGCCTGTGCGACGGCAGCCTTGGCGAGTTTCCGCCTGACACCGCCGGCGAGGTAGAGGTGCTCGATCTCGCGGGTGAACGCTTCGATGTCGGGCAGGCACTGGTCCTGACCCATCGGGACGCTGATCCGACCCTTCGGCGGGATCAGGACTCCACCGGGCCCGACGACTTCGGTCAGGGCGGAGCAGTCCTGCGCGATGACCGGCGTACCGCAGGCCATGGCTTGTAGCGGGCCGAGACCGAAGCCTTCGCCCCAGCTCGTGCTGATGTACAGGTCGGCCGCCGCGTACAGGACCGCCATGGTCTGGTCGGACCAGCCGCTGAAGCCCGTCATGTTCGGCGGGAAGTTGACCCGGTCGCGGATGTCCTCGTCGTTGAACATCACACCCCGAAGGTCGTAGCCATCGTAGGAGTCGACGAGGCAGTGGAAGTGGACGTCGATGTCGGGGTACTTCTGGAGCAGCGGCCTGAGCGCCTTCCACGACGCCGGGTAGTCCTTGCGCGCAGAGTTCTTGTCGACCCGCAGGATCAGGAACCGATCGGGGTCGTAGCCGAGCATCCGCTTGGCCTCGGCCTTGTCCATCGGCTTGTAGAGGTCCGTGTCGACGCCGTGCCAGAGAACCTCTGCCTCGGGCAATGCTGTGTCCCGGCCGAACTTCGTCATCGCGATCCGGGTGACCCGCTGGCTCAGGATGTCCCACGAGCGGGGCGAGTCGTAGCCGTCGACCGGCAGGTAGGCGAGGATCGGCGGCTTGTAGGTCACGTCACCGATCTCGGCGCCAGCCCACAGGACATGCTGCGCGTCGTACTTGTTGTCGAGCAGGAAGCGCATGACCACCTGCGGATCGTTGATGAAGACCACGACGTCGGGCACGACCTTGCCGAGCATTTCGACGAGCCGACTGAAGCCGTAGACGTCCTTCTGCTCGATCTGGTTGGCCGGGTAGAGCTTCATCTTCGTCGGCCAGTAGTCGCCCCGGTAGTTGGCCGCCAGACAATGGACATCCCAGCCCATGTCGACCAGCCGGTCGCCGATGTTCTGGGCCACCTGCCCGAACCCGGACGGCACTCCCGCGTCACTGACGAGCAGCATTCTCCTGCTCGGTGCCACTGCGATCCCCATCGCGTCTCTCCCTCTCAGAACAGGTTGTTCCAGCTCGATCCGTTCCAGCAGCGTGGCTTGTGGAGCGTGGTGTCGTAGTACATCTCGCCCTCGATCTCCACCCCCGAGTGCGGAGCGGCACTGTACTTCGGCAGCATTCCGAGAGATGGGATCGCCACCCCGCCGTCCACCCCCTCGGTGAACTCGAAGCGCCCGTTCTCCGACTGCTCGCGGAAGTTGACGTTGTAGCCGTCCGGCCCGCCACCCGTGTAGACCTGAATGGTCCCGGGGCTGGCGCTGGCGCTCTGCTGCACTACCCGAAGTTCGAGATTGGCTGGGCCAATGGACATGATGACGCCCGTCGCAGTCATGTCCCCGTGACCCGTTCCACCGAAGATATAGACCGAGTCATCCTGAATGAGTTGGAAGCCGCCCTGCCCGTTGTTCCATCCGTTGTCCGAGTAGAGATCAAGTTCCGTGCTCGTCGTCGGCTGGATGTGGTCGACGACCATGTCGTCATTCCAGTCCACCGGGCGGACCAGCGTCGTGTCACCGCCGTCGGCGATGGCGCTGTGCTTGCTGTGGCTAATCCCGCTCGCGGTCATTCGCTCTCGACCAAGATCGTGTTCTCCGGGTCACTGTGCTGCGTGCTGCCGTCCGACCAGTTGACCCGCCAGCGCATGACGTAGTTGCCGGGATCGAGCAGTTGGCCCGGCGACCAGTCGTAGCGGACCGCCCCAAGCGCCGGCGTGACGATGTTGGCCAAGCTGTTGACTGAGAGGCGTCGGTCGATCGCCGGGCGCATCTCGAAGTAGACGCTGGTCGCGCCGGTCAGGTTGAGGACGACCCCGTTGACGGCCAGCGTGCCGAAGATGGACGGCTGGTCATCGGATGCGACGAAGGTCAAGTCGGCCATCAGGTCACCTCACTCGTGATCTTAGCCGCCGTGACGGTCGAGGTTGCGGTGCCCGCGCTCACCGTGGACGTGACCCTCGCCGCCGTCACCGTCGAGCCGGCTGTTCGGGCAGAGACGGTCGAGCCAGCGGTGTCTGCGCTGATGGTCGAGGTGATCCGTCCGCGCTTCGAGAGGTGGAGACGCGCGTGATCGGCAGCCGTGAACGCCTGCGCGATGATCCGGTAGCCGACGAACTGGCGACTGACGGACTGGCTCGCCCCGACGGAGTCGGCAGCGAACCGGGCGATGGTGTGGCCTTCGACCTCGGCCGAGTCGGTCGCGGTGACGTTGTCGGCAGTGGTCCGAGAAGCCGAGAGCTGGCGACTGACCGCGTCGCTGGTGGTGAGGCTCTCGGCAGCGCTCCGGTGAGCGGACAGGCTCCGAGTCGTGGTGTCTGCTGTCGAGATGGACTCAGAGGTCGTGAACGAGGACTGGACCACGACAACGGTCGCGACGTCGCTCGTCGTCGGGTGGTCGCTTGTCGAACGGGCTTCGTCCAGATGCCGGCTGACCGTGTCGCTCGTTGCGATGGCTTCGCTGGCCGAGCGGATGATGACCCGGCTCGCAGTCGCGACATCCGACGTCGTGATGGCTTCGGCAGCGGTCCGGTGGAACGACCCAGTCCGGGTTGCCGTGTCGGCAGTCGTCGGATGGTCGGTCGTGGTCGGAGTGGCGCCCTTGGTCTGGGTCGCGACATCCGACGTGACCGGGTGATCCGTCGTCGTCCGAAGCCCGACGAACGTGCGTGTCGTCGTCTCGGAGATCGTCGGGGTTTCGGTCGCGGTTCGGACGGATGTCTTGACGACGGTCGCGACGTCGCTGGTATGCGGAGCGTCCGTGGCGTCCCGGCTGAACGTGCCAGACCGGGTGACGACATCAGCGGTGTGAGGAGCATCAGTCGTCGTGCGCGGGAACGTCCCGGTCCGAGTCGCCACGTCCGCCGTGGTCGGAGCCTCGGTCGTGGCACGGTGGAATGAGCCCGTCCGGGTAACCACGTCGCTGGTATGCGGTGCGTCTGACGTCGAGCGCAGGGCGCCCGAGGTCGCCGCGTCGGTGGTGTTGATCGCCTCGGTCGCGGTCCGACTGAAGGTCCCGGACCGAGTCGCGACATCGGAGGTATGCGGCGCGTCCGTGGTCGTGCGGACGACACTCCGCACCTGAGTCGCGACATCGGCCGTGCTGATGGCCTCGGTCGTGGATCGGGAGAAGGTCCCGGTCCGCGTCGCGACGTCGGCCGTCGTTGGGACATCCGTGGTGGTCTTGTGGAAGGAGCCCGTTCGAGTGGCGACATCACTGGTGGTCGGGCTGTCGGTGGTCGTACGAGTAGCGGACTTCAGGACGGTCGCGACGTCCGACGTCGTAGGAGCGTCCGTGGCGGCCCGCGTGAAGGTCCCGGTCCGGGTTGCCGCATCCGACGTTGCCGGGGCATCAGTGGTCGTCTTGTGCAGGTCTGCGGTCCGCGTTGCCACGTCCGCGGTCGAGATCGCCTCGGTGGTGGCCCGCGACAGGGTGACGGTTCGCGTCGCCACGTCGCTGGTGGTCGGGGCGTCGGTCGTGGTCTTGTGGAAGCTGCCGGTACGAGTCGCGACGTCAGATGTCGTCGGCGCATCTGTCGTGGCGCGAGTGAAAGTCCCGCTTCGCGTCGCGACATCCGCAGTCGTCGGCGCGTCAGTGGTCGTGCGAACCGATGACTTGACAACGGTTGCCACGTCCGCCGTGTGGGGAGCATCCGTCGTCGCACGAGTGAACGTGGCCGTCCGCGTAGCAACATCGGCGGTCGTCGGGGCGTCGCTGGTCGAGCGACTGGCCGACTTGATGACGGTCGCGACATCTGCCGTCGCCGGAGCCTCAGTCGTCGCCCGGGTGAAGCTGGCGGTCCGCGTCGCGACATCGGCAGTCGAGATCGCTTCGGTTGTCGAACGAAGGAACGTCCGTGAGGCAACTGCCACGTCAGCAGTCGAGATGGCTTCCGTGGTCGCTCGGCTGAACGTCCCGTTCCGGGTGGCGACGTCAGCGGTTGTCGGCGCGTCGGTGACGGTGCGGGGCTCGGTCTGCGACTGCGACGCGAGGTCGGTGATGATGAGGGCTTCGGTCGTCGTCCGAGACGTCGAGATCGTCCGGGTCGCAACATCCGCGAACGTGGGACTGTCGGTCGTCGTTCGAGCAGAGACCTTGACGACGGTCGCGACGTCCGCAGTGTGAGGAGCGTCAGTCGTGGCGCGGCTGAAGGTTCCCGTGCGCGTGGCGACGTCGGCCGTGGTCGGCGCATCCGTGGTCGTGGCATGGAAGCTGCCGGTACGAGTCGCAACGTCGGCGGTGGTCGGCGAGTCGGTCGTCGTGCGTGTCGCAGACTTGACGACCGTTGCGACATCGGAAGTGTGGGGAGCGTCCGTGTCGGTCCGGCTGAACGAACCCGTCCGCGTCGCCACGTCTGCCGTGGTCGGGCTATCAGTCGCAGTCCGTGTCTTGACGGTGATCTGGACCGCGACATCGGCGGTCGTGATCGCTTCGCTGGTCGACCGGACGAAGGTGGCATTCCGCGTCGCGACGTCAGCAGTTGTCGGGGAATCCGTATCGGTCCGGTTGAAGGACCCGTTGCGTGTCGCAACGTCGGCGGTCGTGGGCGCTTCAGTCGCCGTGCGGAACGCAGACTTCAGGACGGTGGCAACGTCCGCCGTCGTCGGCGCGTCGGTCGTGGTGGCGTGGAACGAACCAGTGCGCGTCGCCACGTCGGCGGTGTGGGGCGCATCCGTGGTCGTCCGGCTGGTCGAGAAGTTCCGGGTAGCGACGTCGGCAGTGGTAGGAGCATCGGTCGTGGCCCGGTTGAACGACCCTGTCCGGGTCGCAGCATCAACGGGCGAGAAGGCCGGCGACTCAGATGTCGTCTTGTGGAAGCTGCCGGTTCGGGTTGCGACGTCCGCAGTGGTTGGGGCGTCCGTCGTGGTTGCGTGGAAGGAGCCTGTCCGGGTCGCAACGTCCGCCGTGGTCGGAGCATCGGTCGTCGAGGCGGTCTTCGTGCCGCCGCCGGCCGCATTGAAGTGGGCCTGAATCTGGGTCAGCGTCAGCGCCGTGCCGTAGTAGGCGACACGACCCAGTGACCCACCGTACGGAGTCGAGCCATCCCGGTCTGCCGCGATGCCCAGCTCGTCGAAGTTGGCGGCCATCGTGGCGTTCGTGACCGCGCCCGTGCGGTCGACGCCGTCGATGACGATCAGGGTTGAAGTCGCACCGTTCTTGGCGATCGCGACGTGGTGCCAGTTCCCCGTGGACGGCACTGTGGTCGACGTGGAGATCGTGCTGACGTTCGACTTGTTGAGCCGGACGTTGCCAGCGGCCGTGAACTCGACGTAGACGTTGTTGGTGCCACGACTGAAGACCGTCTGGGCTGCTGCTGCCCCACCCGGCTTGGCCCAGAACTCGACCGTGAACGTGTCGTAGTTCGTGAAGGTGAATCTGCCCTGCGTGACGTGGGCGTATTCACTGACCCCATCGAACTGGACCGCAGTGGCGAGGTCTCCGCTGATCCCGGTGGAAACACCGAACGTCGGTCCGTTCAGGTAGTCGGCGTCTGGTCCGCCGAAGTAGTTACCAGCGGTCAGGCCACCGGCTTCGGACAGAATCCAGTAGGCCAGCGGGTTGTCGAGAAGGACGGCCGAGTCGTAGGCGTGATACCACGTATCACGGGCGGTATGGGCGTTGAGGCGGCGCCGTTGCGGGTTCGGGACTTGCCGGAACAGGCCGCGAGCCATATCAGCTCAGTCGAGCGAGGACATTCTCCGGGGTGATCCCAACGGCCGGGTAGTTCGGATCGTCGGTCACGATCTCCCAGCGCTCCTCGGTCGTCTTCCCGACCGCGATGTGCTCCTCGTCGTAGACGCGCTCGACGTGATCGAACCGGTGGATGGTGCCAGTCACCCTGACGATCACCGGGTCGCCAGCCTTGACCGGCACCGGGTAGTCCTCGCGATTGGACTGGCTCACGCGCTCGTGGACCTCGGCGTAGTAGCCGTGGGCCAGCTCGAACGTACCTGTATCGCCATCGCTGATCTTCGTGCCGTCGCGGGCCTTGAAGGAAGTCGCCATCAGTTGACCTCCTCGAACTCCAGCGTGGCGTTCCAGCCGGTCAGCGTGGTCGGCGTTCCCTGAAGCTGGAGGACGAAGGAAAGGTCCAGCCCGATCAGGGGGCGGTCCTCCGGCAGAAAAATCTTCTCCCAGCCGTTGAGGTTGTTGAAGCCCTCGATGCCCATCACCGTCAGGGTGCCGGCGCCGTTGGCACTAGAGTCGGTTCCGCAGGTGGCTGCTGCGTTCGTCGTACCGCCGGCAATGCCCGACGCCACGGCGTTGAGGACGACCGGAGCAGGCGTGGTGCTGGTCATCGTCCCGAAAGCCGACGCCTTCATGCCCCAGCGGACGGAGAGCTGTTGGCTCGTCGAGGTGCCGTTCTGGCCGCACGTCATTCGCAGGATGCGAAGGATCGACGCCCGGCTCGTGGCGGCGGTCGCGGCCCGGATGATAATCATCTCGGAGTCCGCGATCACTGTCTGGTTCGCCATGGTGACCGTGTACAGACTGGACATCGCGCCTCCTCTACTGGGCCAGCAGGGCTGGGCTCATGCGCCGGCTGGGGATGAAGCTGTTGGGCGACACGACGACTTGGTCCGCGACATCGGCAAACGTCGGCGCGTCAGTTGACGTTGCGTGGAACGAACCGATCCGGGTGACGACGTCGGCCGTCGTTGGAGCGTCAGTCGTCGTACCGGTCTTCACGGCGGCGGGCGTCCATGCGACCACCATGCCCATGAAGTCGACACAGGCGAGACGGGACTCACTGACCCGGGAGGCGCGGATCGTCGGACTGGTTCCGAAGTTGCCCGACGTCGGCAGTGATGCCGTCGTGAGCGTGCCGAACGTCGTCACCCACAAACCGGTCTCGGCGCCATGCGCCCCGGCGTCACCGCCAACAGTGATCGAAGCCCCAGCCACAGTCGGGTTCGTCAGGGCGCCGACGTTCTGCATCGTCTTCGTACCGGTCGCGATGTCCTCGCCTTGACGAACAAGCGACTGGACCGCGATGAGGGTATCCCCCGACCCGACCCCCAGCGTCGTATACGTCGCGAGGTTGGCGATGTAGTTGTCGGTCGCGCTGGCCGTGAAGTGCATCCCCTTCTTGGCGTTCGCCGCCTCGTTGGCCGAGGCAACACCAGCCGGAGGAACATTCGAGACGCACTGCCAGATGTTGGTCGTCACGCCGTTGTTGTCGGTGACCCCGGTGACCGTGTTGTCGCTGATCGGCAGGGCCGTGTTGACCTTGGACGGGGCGAGGAAGCCCGCGCTATCAATGATGATGTCGTCGATATAGATGTCGGCCGCCGACGCTGCGGAGTCGTTGAACCCGATGTTGACGTTCAGCGTGCTCGTGATGGTTTGCGTCGCGTTGACCGCGGAGGCACCGTTGATCTGGAGCCAGTCCACGTTCGTCCCCGTGGTCGGTGGCCGGAGACCGATCCAGTACCACTGGCCTGTCGAGAGCGCGGACGAGTTCGAGCCGATCTGAGTCGAGGCACCATCGAACACACCCAGCGTGCCCGTGCTGTTCAGTTTCAGCGTATACGTCGTGCCGCCGGCGCCGACGATGATCCGTGTCAGCGACGGCAGCGTCGCGATGTACAAGCCGAAGTGCAGCCAGTTGCCAGCCGCCCAGTTCGTGTAGGTGAACGACCCGAACGCACCGCTCGCCGGGTTGCACCGCACCGATCGCGTGCCGGTCCGAGCTTGGACCGTGCTGAACGCGGTATTGCTACCGAGGGAAATACTTTCTGTTGAGGCATCGGCGGACTCGAATCCCGACATCGAGGTTACGGCCATCTCAGCGGCTCACCGGTAGAGGCTCGCCAGTTCGTCGAAGTCGTCCTGCGTCGGGTGCGGCCCGTACCACGCGGGCGCCATGCAGGAAGGCGCGGAGGGGACGTCCGTCCGGTGATCGGGCATCCCCAAGGCGTGTCCGATCTCCTGACAGATGACGATCTGCGGCACGTTGCAGAGGTCGTTGACCGTGATCGCGGCCGACTTCAAGTGTCCGTTGGAGAGACTCACCGTCGTCCAACCGCACGGAGCGGTCAGGGACGCGATGTTCGAGATGGTCACCTTGATCCGGCCGCTGCCGCCGACCACCACGTCAGCGGTGCCCGACGCCGACCAGTCGGCCGCGGACACTGCGACCAGCGCGGGCCATGAGCCCCTAGTGTGATCGACGACCGCGAGGGTGAACGGATTGTTGGTCGCCCACTGGATGCCGCTGTCAGACCACGTCCCAGCGGCGTGGACTGTCCCAGTGAAGACGAGGGCAAGGGCAACCGCGATCCACAGGGCAAGACGCTTCACGACATCCCCTCCCTGAACACCGCAGCCCACTCTCCCGCGCGCTTGGCTGGATCGTACTCGGCGTCGAGACGCTCCTGAGCCGCTGCGACGAAGTCGGCCCGCATCCCCGGATTCCTTGCGAGCAGGGCGACCGAGCCGACCCACTCGGAGTGGCCGCGGGCGAGGAAGCCGTCCTTGCCGCTCCTGATGACGGAGTACGGGCTGTCGCCCATCATCCGCTGGGCCACGACCGGGATGCCGGCGGCGGAGTAGTCGAGCCAGTGCAGCTCGCTCTTGAAGACATCGAAGTTGTCGCCCGACAAGGGTGCCAGCCCCACCACCGCGCGGGTGCTCACCAGTGCCCGGGCGAAGTTCCGCAAGTCGTGGTCGTACGGGACGATCCGGCTGAACTCGCGGGGGATGGTCTGGCCGACGCCCTCGTCTCCCATCCAGATCACTGGTAGCCGGGCCGCCGTGACCGCAGCGTGGGCATAGCCACCCTGATGACTGCCCCGGGCGTCATAAGCCCCGAAGTAGTCCGTCAGGCGCGCCCGGCTACCGTAGAAAATGGCCGTCGGAGCCACGTCCTGTCGAAAGTCCGTGGACGACGGCTGGTAGAGGTTCCTGTCGATCGCGTTCCGCACGACGATCGGCGGCCTGCGCGAGTAGACGGCGTACTGCTTGGCGAGAGCCGGCGTCGACACCGCGACCACGTCAGCTTCGCGGGCCATCTGCTCGACCTGTGCGACGTGCTTCAGGATCAGGTCGCGGTGGGGAATCTTCTTGTTCGGGCTGATGTCCCAGTCGTCGGTGTCGTAGACCCGGGCCTTGCCCCGGAGACCGGCTTCACGCCAAGCCTCCGGGGTGGTCGGGTCCTGATACCAGCGCCGGAAGACGACGACATCAGCCCAGTCGAGAGGCCGCCAGTCCTCCGCCGCCCGGGGGAAATCCGGGTAGCGGAGGTAGGCAGCTTCCACCCCGTACAGCGGCCAGTGGTCGCGAAACTGCTGGCCGCGGTAGTACGGGATCGGGGTCCACTCTTCGTGGCCCCAGTAGAGGACCTTCAGGGGACTAGCCCGAGAGGGTGATGGTGTCGGTCACGGTCAACGTGTCGCCGTTGACCACCGTCGCATCCGCGTTGAGGACTGATTCGAACATCATCACCCCGACGCTCGTCAGGGTGCTGGTGCTGAACAGGCCCATCTTGTGCAGCGCGGTGATCGTGCCCGACGGGCTCCACTGCTTCTGGAGCGTCATCGTGGCGTTGCCGTACGTGTGGGCGTACGTCGCGAGCGACCGGGTGACCGAGTTGGCGTTGTTCTCGCTTGCGAGCGCCGTGTCGGTCGCGTTGGCCGCCGCAGCATCCGTGGTGAGCGCCATGAAGCGCGGGCTCGGCGGTCCGCCTGCGCCGAGGATGAACGAACTGGTCGACGAAGGCGTGGTGCCCGTGCCGTCAGCCGCCGTCCACCACTGGTCGATGGTGATGACGTTGGTCGTGTTGCTGCCAACGTTGGCGTAGACCGGCGCGGTCGCCGTGTTGGTGATCGGCGCGTAGACCCGGAGGCCGAGCAGGCCGAGCTGGGGCGTGCCTTGGTTGGATGCCGTCCAGACCGAGCCCGTGCCGGTGATGCTGGTCGCGGTGGCAGCCGTCGCCGGGGTGCCCTGACCGCCTGCCGGAATCTTCGCCCCGAGGGCGTCCGACCAGAGGTCGCGGCCGATGTTGGTCAGCAGGTTGTAGCTGATCCCGAGGTCCTCGATCTCGCCATCCTTGTGGATGATGATCGCGCTGACCTCGTTGCGGCCGAGGTGGAAGGAGTCCAGCGTCCGGCCCTGTCGCATCAGGCGGATAAGGGCGCCGTCCGGCTCGGCTTCGGTGTGGATGAAGGGATGCACATCGGGAATGATGTGGTCCCCAACGAGCTTGCTCATGCCTGATCCTCTCCGCCGATGGTCTCATCAGCACTGCGGTCGATGCTCATCGGCTCGCGATCGGCGGCCGACAAGGTGGGCGTGTGGGCGACGATTCGCATCGTCTCCGGGTCAATCCCGTAGTCCGACTCGATCTTGGCTCGGTCCTTGTCACTGAGAGCAGCGAGGACGATCCAGTTCTCGGGCTGGAGGATGCGGGCGCCCGTCTCCTCGTCGAAGGTCACGCCCTTGCCGCAGATGCGGCAGGCGGTCGGGACTTCCAGTTCGCCGGCTGCGTCAGGTCCCTCGAAGCTGTTGCAGTTGGCGCACTGGAAGGCGTACTCGATCTTCCCGTCATTGGGATTCGCCATGGCGGTTCTCCTGATTGGTCTGGGTGCCTTGAAGCGACGCTCGGGGTGACGACGGGCCACCATAGGCGTCAGGCCACTACGACCGAGGCCGTCGCGACCGAGGAGTCGTCACTCGTCTTGTAGATGCCGACGGTCCACGTCCCGGCCGACGGGAAGATCAAGTTGTCCCACTCGGCAATCTGGGCGGCACTGGTCGACAGGACCGGACCCTTCAGATCGTTCGAGCCCGACTTGGACGCCTTGAAGTAGTACGTCACTTGCGGAGAGGCCGGATAGTTGGCCGTGCTGTATCCGGTGGCCGTGTTGCTGGCGACGGCCGAGCAGGTGACCCGGGTAACCGTCTTGACCGCAGTGATGCTGCCCGATGCGGGCGTGATGGCGACTGCCGCCATGGTTCAGTCCTCCTTCAGCCCCTTCGGGGCCATGCTTGATTGCGGAGGCGCTCGATGTCGAGACGCCAGTCGCCTTGATGACCGCCCTTGTCGAACGGTGTCTGGAATGTCTCGCCACCGGCCTTGGGTCCGCCCCACTTCTGGGCGTAGTAGGCATCGTTGGCGCCGTGGGTCGCGCCGTTGGCAGCGCGCAGGACCGGATCGGACATGATGGTCGCCGATCCGACGTGCTTGCCGGTGAAGCCGGTCTCGACCGTGACGACTCCGGCAAGTTGCATCCGGCGGTGCCAGTCGAGGTCTTCGTCGTAGGCCGGGTGGATGTTCTCGTCCGCCCAGCCCGCGGCCTGAAGCGTCGGGCGGGTGATCGCGAACGACGCCATCCCAAACATGAAGTAGACCGCCCCGGCCCGGGGATCGACCGCCTCCTCCAGCCGGCCGAGGTCCCCGGGCCCGAACTCGATGTCGTGGTTGACGATCAGCCACCACGGGGCCTGCGGGGTGACCTTGATCCCGAGGTTCCAGCTCGCCGCGACGCCGAGGTTGTGGCCGGGCCGGATGACTCGATCGAGGACCATGTCGTGGCCCATGTCCCAGTCGACCGTCACGTCGCCGTTGTCGATCACGACGATCGTGTCGATCGGGTGGTCGATGGACCGAAGCATCCGGTCGAGCAGTTCCGGCTGGGTCAGGATCGGGACGATCAGCGCCGGGATGCTCACGGCGGCCAGTTCCGCCAGTATTTATGCACGAGGACCGGCTCGAAGTGGAACTTCACGCCGTCGGCGTACATCCGGTTCCACATGTCCGCGTCGCCCGCGTAGCCGCGATCCCAGCAGTCGAGAGCGAAGCGGTAGCCGAGGCTCCGTCGCCAGAGGTTCGCGCCGTTCGCGAGTTGGCCGTCGCCCGGCGGCCACGCGCCGTAGTTCTGCTGGGTGTAGACGCCGTCCTTGATCGTGGTGCTGATGCCGTAGACGTGGTCGGCGCCTGACTTATCGGCGGCTTCGAGCAGGAAGCGATGGTGGTTCGACATGAACTCGTCGTCGTCGCCGAGGACCGCGATCCACTCACCCTGCGCCCGGTCGAGCCCGAAGTTGATGGCCTCCAGACCGTACAGGCCCCAAGCCGTGTCGTGATCCTCGGGGTACGGGTAGTGCGGCAGGTTCCAGAACCAGAGATTGTCGTGCTGCTTCATCAGCTCGCGGACGCCGGCCTCGGTCTCGCGATCCGTGCCGTCGCCGACGACGAGGACTTCCTGATCCTGCTCGGTCTGGCCGAAGACGCTCGGCAATGCCCGTTTGAGCAAGAGGTCCGCCCGGTTGTAGGTCGGGATGATGACGCTGATGAGGGTCACGCTGCGCCTGCTGCTGCCGCCACGATCCGCTGGTGGAGGGCTTCGATCCGGGGGTGGGACTCGGGCGGATAGCCGTCCCGGTAGTAGGCCGTCCACGGGTACTGGATCGAGAGCCAGCGGAGATCGGTCACCGGCTTCAGGTTGCCGCCGACGAGCGCCATGCCCGGCGGGACGTTCTTGGTGATCGTCGTGTTGGCTCCCACGAACGAGCCGTAGCCGACGATCACGCCGGCGACGACCACGCAGCCGATCGCGAGCACCGCGCCCTCCCCGATGACCGCCTCTTGGTTGACGTTGCTCGGTGGCAGCTTGTTGTCGGTGATGTAGCAGTTGGCGTAGACCCGGGCGAAGTCCGAGATCATGCCCTTGGTCATCTCGACCCGGCCGTGGATGCGGACGTAGTCACCGACGATGCCGCCGCCTTCGAGCGAGCTGCCCGTCCCGATCCGTAGGTTCCGGCCGATCACGTTCCCCGCCCGGATGAGAACGTGATGGCCGGTTTCGAGGTCCGGACCGATCGTCGAACCGCCCTCGATGATCGAGTGGCTGCGGATGATCGACTTGCCGTTGACGACCAGCGGCCCATGCTCGGAGCCGATGATGCAGAACGGCTCGACCTCGACATCCGGTCCGAGGTGGACGTTGCGGTGGATGATGGCCGTCGGGTGAATGCTCATCGCATCATCAACTGCTGCCCGAAGTCGCGCGGGTGGTCGTCTGTGCCGTGGAGGAATGCGAGACGCTCGGGAGACTCATCCACGACGACTCGCTTGTAGAGCAGCCAGACGTAGGTCGCGTAGTCCTTGGGCATCCCGTGACGGTCGAGGTTCAGTCGCGGCTCTCCGGTCGGGGCCGATCCGAAGCCCGACACGCCAGAGTAGACCGCGTAGAGCCGCGCCAACTGGTCGGAGACCCCAACAGGAAGGGGCGGCGGGATGTAGCCCATCAGTGGATCACGGCTTATGCCAGCCCGTTCGCTGCCACCAAGTCTCGGGGATGTCGTCGTAGAAGGAGTTGATGAGCCGCGCTGGATGAAGTTGGCATCCGTAGAAGGGCGACTCGCGCCCTGTTCGGTTTTCGTACCAACGGGCGATTCGGTTGATTGGACCACCGAGCACGCCGCACAGCTTGATGCCAGCGTTCCACAAGAGGAACCGGAACGCCCTCATCCGCGAGCCGCGGCGTCGAGCGCCTTCTGGACGGTCTCGGCGTAGACCTCGTGGCCGCGCTCCGAGAGGTGCAGGCCGTCCGCCAGCAGGAACCCGTCGCCCGCGCCGAACGCCGCTCGGACGTCGATGAGGCGGACGCTCTCGTCATCGGCCACGCGGCGGACGATCTGGTCATAGTGGGCCACGTCCTCGGCGAACCCGGCGTTGCGGAACGTCGGTGTCAGCGAGCACAGCATCGGCTCGGCCTTGAACGTCCGAGACCGGTCGACCATCTCGATCAGGTTGACCTTGAAGGCCGCCGGGCTGACCCGGTGGAGGCCCCGGTCGGTCTTCCAGCGGTTGGCATCGTTGTGGCCGAACTGGATGATGACGATCGAGGGTTCCTGCTCCTGAACGTCCTTCGGGAAGCGCTCCAGCCCAAGCCGGGTCGTGTCGCCGGGAACGCCACGAGACAGAACGCGCTTGGACTGGAGCAGGAACGGCCACGCCTTGGCGCTGTCAGCGAGGAGCTGGCCGTAGGTGATCGAGTCGCCGATGCAGACGATCATGCCATCACGAAGTCGTAGCTGTAAGTCGGCCGGGGAAGGTCGGGCCGGTCATCCTCCTGACCGGTCTTCTCGACGATCTCGATCCGGTCGTTGAGGAACGCCCGGCTGGCCTTGATCTGGGCCTCGGTTCGGAACAGCGTCCGATGCTCGATCTCGTAGTCCCTATTCATGTCCTGACCCTCGATGAGCCGCATCGAGCCGTCGCCGCCCCAGAGCCAGACGGAGTGGCCGTCCTTGACCGCCGCGTACCACCAATGGCGCTTCTCGACGCGCATCCCGGGGAGTGCCCGCCAGAGGTGAGGAATGAACACGCGCTCAACCGCCTGTTCGACGTGCCACTGGCCGACGGCGCTGCGATCGAGTGGCCGGCGCGGATTGAGCGGAGTCACGTAGGGGACATTGATGACGTCGCCGCGGTGCTGGCTCAGGAAGTTGCGGATGATCTCGCGGTCGGCCGTGATGACGTGGTCCGCGTCCACAGTGGCGATCCAGTCGCTGTCCGCCGATGCGATGGCGAGCAGGGCGGAGCGCTTGGCGACTTGCCCGGCCCACAGGAAGTCCGGCTGGACGATGCGGCACTCGATGTTGACCGCCGCGGCTGCCTCACGAATGGCGGCAATCTGCTCCTTCGGGCTATGCGGCGTGGCGCCGGGATAGCGGACGTAGGCGCCGTCGAGGAAGACCACTCGGTCGGCGATCTGGCCGAGGCCGCGAACACAGGCGTCGAGGTCCTCGGGACGCTCGTTCCACGCGCACAGGGCCCCCGTGACGATCACTGCTTGAAGATCATGTCGCCGATCGGCTCCGGCAGGACCTCGATCGTCGTCTCGGGAACGTACTGCGACGCGGGCACAGAGCCGTCCGCGTTGGCCTTCGGCTGAACGATCAGCGTTCGCTGCGGCTGGGACTCCCACTCCACGATCCCGACGATCCTCCCGACGAGGCCGGTGCGGATATCGCGGACCGTCATGCCGAACAACTGGTCCTTCATGCGTCGAGGAGGTCGTACCACGGGGCTCGGCTGAACGGCTTGGCTGGATCAGGCACGTAGCCGATCCGGGCCTCGATGAACGACCGGACTGGCTCGACCTGAGCCCACTTCCAGAGCGGGATCGGGAAACCGCGCTTGTCCTTCCGGTCGATGATCGCGTCGGGCACGATGCCCCGGACCAGTTCGCGCAGGTGGCGCTTGCCGACGCGCTCGTGGATCGGCAGGCTCAGGCCGTACTCGACGATGCGCTGGTCGGTGAACGGGGCCCGGGCCTTGATGTCGAAGGCCCCCAGCATCCGGTCATCAACCGCGAGGAGGTCGGGAAGCATCGCGAAGTCATAGTTGAGGGCTTCGCGCAGGGTGGTCGGATACCCGTCCGGCAGGGTGTAGTCCTCGTAGCCGACCGGCGGCTCCTCGCCGGCGACGATCATCTGGCGGGCGTAGCCGCCGAACAGCTCGTCGCTGCCCTCGCCGGAGATCGCCATCGTGATCCCCTGCGAGGCAAGGTACTTGGCGACCATCCACTGGCCGAAGGCGCCCATGCCCGGCCGCAGCCCCTTCAGGTGCGGCTTCATGGCGTCGAAGTTCTCGACGAAGTCCTCGGGCACGATCCCGATCTCGTAGTGGTCGTGGTGCCGGGCGAGGTCGGCGTACTCGCGCTCGTCGAAGCCCGGCTCGTCGTAGTAGGCCGTGAACGTCGGCAGGCCCGGACGGATGTGGTCGGCGACGCAGGCGACGGTCGAGGAGTCCAGCCCGCCGGAGAGGACGATCCCGACCTTGTCGTCATCAGCGTGCGCTTCGTCGAGGATCACGTCGATCGCCGAGCCGATCAAGTCAACAAGGTCGGTTGTGCCCAGAGTCGCCAGTGCCATCACTTCACTCCCGCAAGATGGGTGTACGTAGTCTCGACGCCGTTGGCCTTGTACCATTCGACGGCCTGACGGATGCCCGAGACGAGCGGGGTCCGGGCTGACCAACCGAACTCCGCCAGCGTCTCGGACGGATCGAGCAGAATGGTCTCGGCGTCGTCGGGTCCACGCGAGAGGCGGGTCGGGAGCGAAGGCTGGACGCCCACGGCCCCCACCATCTCGTTGTAGATGTCCTCGATGGCGACATCGCCGCCAGAGGCAACGTGGTAGACGCCACGCCCCTGCGTCGCGGCCTTGACGGCGACATCGACGAGGTCGTCGATGTAGACGAAGTCCCGGCGGGAGTCGACGACCGTGCAGGGCTCGCCCTCCGACAACCGCTTGAAGAAAGTCGGGACCGGGCCGGACAGGTTCCGGGGACCGTAGATGTTGGCGAGCCGGAGGCTGACGTAGTCCACGCCGGAGTCCCGGATGTAACTCTCGCCGGCCGTCTTGCTGACGGCGTAAGACCCGGTCGGCCGGAGAGGGGCTTCCAAGCCGACCGGGCTGTCAGGGTTCAGGCCGTAGCAGAGGCTGGTCTGGAAGTAGACGATCTTGGCGCCAGTCCGTTGTGCTTCCCGCACAACATTGATCGTCCCGAGGACGTTGGTCGAGGCGTCCCGCTCCCACTCGGCGCGGTCCTTGTACGAGGCCGCGCAGTGGTAGATGACATCGAACTCCTTGGACCCGATCGCGTTCGCCAGACCGGTCCGGATGTCTCCCTCGTAATAGTCGATCGAGGTGTTCCCGATCCGACCGGTCGAGAGGTTGTCAATCCCATCGACCTCGTGGCCCTGCTCTTGCAAGGAGTCCGCAATCGTGCTTCCGATGAAGCCAGCGATCCCGGTGATGAACACACGCAAGGTGCGTCTCCCTCTACGCCTCGGCCCAGCCGAATGTCAGTGCCTGCGGGCTGATCGCCCCCGATGGCGCCCCCAGCGCCACGACCTCTTGGAGCACGAGGTATCGCGTGTGCTCCCCGACCCCATCCATGACCCCCGTGTCAAAGATGAACTTACGCCCTGCCGTCAAGTCCATGGTAGCGACTGTCGAGACCGTGTTCTTGGGCGTTGCGCCGGTATCGGTCACGCCGAACTTGATGGTGACGCCGGTCGGCAGGCTGCCGGTGCAGATGACGTAGAAGTTCGTCGCCCCGTGGGTCGGAGCCGAGTCGCACCGGAGCGCCACCCAGCGCTCGTAGCTGACACTGCCCGGCAGGACGTTGCCGCCCGAGACCGCGTCGGCATCGGTCAGGGAGGCGGACGACTGGCCCGTGTGCTCGGTCCCGGCGTTCGTCCCGGTGAAGACGCTCATCGAGATGGTCGCGGTCACTTCGGAGGTGCCTTCTTGGCCGGAGCCGGGGCTACGGGCTTCGGCTGGGCGGCGGCAACTTCCTTGGCGTTCTGGGCCGCCGCGTCGGCGTTGTCCGCGTCGATCTGGCCCTGATTCTCCGCCACGTCCTTCTGGGCGTCGGCCGCGATCTGGGCGAGCTGCTCCTCACCGAGATACTTGTTGGTGGTGATGTCGAGCATGCCCTTGGGGGTGTTCGTCAGGAGGTGGTTGAAGACGTTGTCCTCGTCCTGCGGATCGCCGATCGGCGCCCGGCCGTCCGTCCGGCGGGCCTCGTTGACCGACTTGGTCGGGACGCCCGGCATGGCGACCTTGTTGATGTTGGCCTTCGCCAGCGTCTCGTCGAGGGTCAGGTCGGCGAACTTGAAGGCGAGGTTGGCGTCCTTGCCACCGAACGACTTGTCCCAGACGATCTCCCGGGTCATGTAGTTCTGGAACAGGCTCATCAGGGGCCGCAGGCCACGGTCCTCGGTGTTGCTGGTCTGGGTCTCGGCCGTGCTCCGGTTGACGTCGAACGTGATCGCGAGGTCCATCGGGCTCAGTCCGAGCACGGTGGCGATGCAGCGGATCAGGTAGTCCTGCCACTCGCGGAACTGCATGTCCCGGTTGCTGCCGCGGAAGGGCATCCACGACGGACCCTTGTAGCCACCGATGATCGCCATCGCGCCCTGCCCGAAGATTTCGGACTGGAACTTGGACTGGGCCTTCTGGACGTCCTCGGGGCTGGCTGACTCGCCGATGTTGAGCACGCCGTCCGGGGCCGCGCCCATGACCTGCCGGCGGTTGTACTCGTTGCCCTGAAGCTCGCTCTCGATGATCGAGCGGAGAATCTGCATCGGGGAGAGTCCGACAGCACTGTTGGCGCGCTGGTTGGCGATCATGTAGACCATGTCGTCGTTCCGAAAGGTCGCACGCACCGTGCCGTCGGGAATGAAGTAGTAGCGAGGCTTCTCGGGATCGGAACCATCCCAGCGCTCGTCTACCGCGATCCAGTCCCCGCGACTGGGCCAGAGTTCAGCGATCGTCCCATCCGGGTAGCGGACCTTCTCGATCGGGGCGCCGTCGAGGGTCAACAGCTCGTCGATCACGGTGGCCGCGAACGACTGGAACGAGTCGAGCTTGGCGGAAGGCTGGTTGAACAGTTCGAGCAGGCGCTTCCGGTTCGTGGCCGAGAAGCGCTTGGTGTTGTCGAAGGGGACGATGTCCCAGTCCGCGCTCGACACTTGGTTCTTGCGGATGTTGATGCCGGCGAAGACCCACGGGGTCTGGGCATAGGCCCGGTAGGTGTCCGAGCCACTCGGCATCCGCAGCGCCGTGTTCTGGGTGACCATCGTGAACGCGCCGACCGTCGTGTCGCCGAGGACGTTGCCGGTGATGTACGGCAGGCCGGCGGGGCTCGTTCGGGGGCGGAGGGCCTTCAAGACCTGCTGCATGAACGTCGGCTTGATCTCGGGCACGACGACAGGCACGAGGGCCCGCGGCGACGGGCGCTGGTCGGGATGAAGGTCCTGCATCATCGGTTGAAGCGACCGAAGATCGCGTTGTTGATGAAGGCCGACTCGTTCCGGCGGTTGGCAAGGGTCACGGCTTCCTCCTTGCTGTACCGCTCGACCTCGATGCCTTCGAGCATCTTGGCGAGGTAGGCCGGGACGTACTCGGTCCCCGTGTTGAAGCGGAGGTACTCGCCGGGGCTCGTCTGAGCGTCTACGACGCCCTGTGACGGCCCGGAAACCGCGGCGAAGGACCCGGACACCGCTCGGATGTCCATCGCCAGTCCAAGGGCGTCGATCTGGTCGTCGTGGCCCTTCGGGAAGTTGAGCATCTCGGCTTCGAGTTCGCCGCCCTTCAGCGAACGATGGTGATGGACCCGGTGGGACTCGTAGCGGGCAGCCACCGACCGGGCCCGGGTCCGCTTGTCGATGTCGGTCTTGCGGCCGACCACCGGAAGCGTCGTCTCGTTGAGGAGGTCCTGTACCAAGGTGCTCTGGTGCTGGTTGGTCTCGATGATGATCTTGCTGATCCCGGGGAAGGCCGCAGCCCCGTCCTTGACGAACTGGCGATGGCCCGACTCGGTCTTGACCCGGTAGGTTCCGAGGACCCAGTGCTCATGGAACTCGTCCTCCGCCACCACGACCCGGGCCGTCCAGTCGGCCCGCTCCCGTTCGCTGGACGCGAGGTCGACGCCCATGGTGAGGATGAAGCGCCGGTCTCGGGGCAGCTCGTCGAAGTAGTCGAACCAGTCCTTGCGGAAGATCAGGCCCTCGCGCTGACCCGAGATGTCGTTGAGGTACGAGCAGGCGAAGTTGTCCCAGCCGACGTCATCACGCTCGGCGTACAGCCGCTCCAAGGGCCAGACGTCCGGCCAGTAGCTCACGTCGTTGCCGTCGTCGTCGAGCGTGATGGCCGGGATGACGAGGTGCGGCCAGTGGTTGGTCTCGATCAGGCGCTCGTACAGGTCGCCCTCGACCCAGCGCGTCCCGACGACGATGATCGAGGCGCCCTCGGCCGCCTGCGCCGGCTTCATCGTCTTCCAGAACCAGTCCTCGGTCTTCTCCCGGCGGTCGATGTTGTAGGTGTTCTCGGCGTCGAGGATGTCGTCGCAGAAGATGAGGTCGAAGCGCTTGGACACCGCCGACGAGTTGTTGACCCCGCCGGTCACCATCGTCCGGTCCTTCGACGTCGTCCAGCGGCTGCCCTTGCGGAGCCACTCGGCGTCCGACCACTTGGACTCGCCGCGGAGGTTGCCGAAGACGTCGCGGAACGCCTCGGACTCCGACAGGGTCCAGCGGATGGCGTTCGACATCGCCTCGGCCTTCTTGTCCTTCTGGCTGAACAGGCCGATGCGGATGTCCGCGTTCTTGGCGACCTGATGGGCCAGCCAGCCGGTCGTCAGGCTGGTGGTCTTGGTCGAGCCGCGGGGCGCCAGCACGACGCCGTTCTCGCGCTTGGCGATGCGCTCCTCGACGAACTCGACCATCTGCCGGATGTGGGGCGCCGGCTTGTAGCCGAAGACGTACTCCTGAAAGGCGTAGTAGTCAGTCCTCGCCAACTGCTTCAGGAGGTTCCGACGGAGCATCTCCCTGTCCATCGGCTGGGTCTACCTCGCCACTTTCGAGCATGGCGAGCCCGCGCCGGATCGCGTCGATCGACATCGGCGTGTCTTCATTGAGCAGGCCCTCCTCGCCGGGCTGGCGCTCGGCGGCGGCGTCCGCGGTGAAGGTGCGGACCATCCCGGCGATCCCGAGCATATCGCGGGTCGAGACCTTGATCTCGCCGGACTTCAGCGCCTTCTCGTACTGGGCGAGGTATTCCAGCCCGACCGACATGATCCGCTCGCGGGTCGCGATCTGGAACTTGGTCAGCTCGTCGAGCATGGCCTCGGTCGTCTTGATGCCGAGGGTCTCGCGGAACGTCCGGCGCTGGCCGGTCCAGTCCTCGCGGGCTCCTCGATCAGTGAGGAGCGACCGGGACATCCCGTACTTGTCGGCCAGATCGGTGTACGAGATCGGCGGCGAGCCGGCGTCGTAGATGTACTCGCGCTTGATGATCTCGTAGTCGTACTTCCGGTTTCGGGTCATCGTTCTTTCCTTGGTGACACTGCGGCGGGGACATCAGAGTGACAGTGGACACCACCCCCTTTAGGGGGTGTCACTGTGTCACTGTCCCCGGGTGACAGTATTAGTGACACTGTCACTGACTGTCACCAAGTGTCATTGGGAGCCTCTCCCATTTGCTCGAAGGAAGCCGGTTGAACATCCTGCCCGAGTAGCGGTACAGAACCCGTTTCACGCTCGGAACGGAGTAGAGAACGATCTTCGACAACTCCTCGACGGTCAGGTTGGAGCCGTCCAGAGCGTCATAGATCAACTCCCGAAGACGGACCGGCTCGGCACGCTCGGTGACACTGTCCTCGACTGTCTCTACGACCTCGTCCCGGTGGAACGTGATGTGCTCGTAGATGCCGCTCTCGGGGGCCGGCGGGTCGTAGCTGATCTTCACCGCCTGCGGCTCGACCTTGCCGAGCAGGGCATCGGGCTTGGTGTTCTTCATCACGATGACCCGCTCGCCGATCCCCTCGGACTGGGCGTACAGGCTGTACGAGCCGCGGGCGTTGTCGCGCTTGCGGACGGCTCCGAACTCGCGCTCGGCACCGCCCTTGATGTTCGCGCCGGTCACGTGGTCGATGAGGATGTTGGTCGTCCCGAACGAGCGGAGGATTTCGTACAGCTCGTCGACCGGGGCGTTGATGTTGTCGCCGTGGTCACGAGTCGCTCGGCCGACGGGGCTCACGACCACCAGTTCGATCGCGTTGGCGGCGACGTAGTTGCCGATCTCGTCCGCCACGTCATACAGGGGCCGGGCCATCCGCTTGTAGTGGTACGCCGCCGCCAGATCGACGCGGTAGGCGTTGCGGATCGCGTAGAGCCGGACCTGCTCCTCCTCCTTGCCCTCGTCCCAGTCGAGGACCAGCGAGCAGTACGGTCGCGACGGCATCCAGCCCGGGACGATCTCGTGACCCGAGCAGGCCGCCACGATCAAGCCGTCGACCAGCGTCGTCTTGCCGGCGCTGCCCGGGCCGAAGATCGACATCGTCCGGCCCTCGCGGATGCGGCCGTTGAACACGAACGGAGGCTGCTGCTCCACGCGCTGGAAGGACATGGTCGAGAAGGTTCCGTTGTTGGCTCCGGCGTTGGCCTGCTTCGCCCGACCGATCAGGTAGACGATCCGGCGGGCCCAGTCCAGCTTCGCCCCGCCGAGCGTTTCGGTCAGGCGGGAGACGCAGGTGTTGAAGTTGGTGCCGCCGTTGGCTCCGACCGAGTGACTGAAGACCAGCCAGTCGAGGTCGCCGAAAGCGTTGACGTGGTTCGGGGCGTAGACCGTCAGGAGGGCAGCCGGGTCCTTGGCCCCGAAGTCGAGCCGCGATAGGACGAGGTGCCACGACTTGTCCGGCGCTTCGAGGCCCCATGATCGGAAGCCGACCTTCAGGAACTCGCAGTCGGTCAGGGCATCGCCGGGGGGCGGCGTCCATGAGCCGTTCTGGAGGGCTACGGCGAGGTCGGATCGGACGGCAAGCAGGTCTTCGGCGATGGTCATGCCGCGACGCTTTCGGCGTCGAGGGCGGACTCGATCGTCTGGTGGACCTCGTGACGCTCCAGACCGGACTCGATCCCGGCAGTCGTCAGGACCCGGCGGGCTGATGCAGCCGGGACGCCCTCCTCGACCGCCCGGCGCATGGCCCAGTAGAGGTAGTTGTTGCGGCTGCCCTCGCCGGCGCTGATGACCGAGCCCGCCAGACGGCCGAGGACGGCCACCACGTCGTCAGGGGTCGCCAAGCGCGTCGGCAGGGTCTTGCGGAGCGTGGCGGGCCGTTCTAGGAGCCCACGGAGCCAATCCGGGGCCTCCGGCAACTCCAGCCGGTCCGGCAGGTAGCTCCAGCGGTACATCTGATCGGTGAAGGACGGGCAGACGAGGATGAAGCCGCCGCGGGACTTCAGCTCCCCGATGTGCTTCCCGTCGAGGTACAGGTAGCGCGTCCCGTCGACCCCGGTCGGCTTGGTCAGGATGTGCCAGCCGCCGCGGCCGGTCGAGGCCAGCGGAGCCTCGGTGACCGCCGTGTGCTCCTCGGCGTACTTCGCGAAGTCCTCGACGTGGTCGACCTCGATGTCCCATGCGTCGAACGACTCGCCGCAGACAAGGCCCATGTTCCGCTCGGGATCGCCGAAGTACTGCTCGATCATCGAGGAGTCGGTCGTGGCGTCTTTCTGCCAGCCGGCGAACATCGGTCGCTTCTCACCGGCCCAGACGGGGAATGATCTCCAGCCTGCGCGAGCGTAGAACTGAGCCCATGCGATAGAAGGGTTGGGCTGCTGCATGACGGGACCCTCGGTGACAGGTTGAGGGCGAGTTGGGGGATCAAGGGTCACCGCCTCGATCCCCCGCCCTCGCGTAGGCGGCCCGACCGTCGCCGGGGTGACGCTTACGTTACAACCGGATGTCAACGATCATTGCGGCAGCAACGGCATCGGCTCGTGGACCGAGGGATGCTCGGAGTGCCACGCGAGGGCGGCGTCAATCCGAGCATCGGACTCGTCACGCATGATCTTCGCCCGCCGGGCCTCGATGGCGGCGAGGTGAACCGAGTTCAGGTGCTGGCCGCAATAACCCTTGCCGTCGACCGTGCCGATCCCCCAGTGGTCACACTGGCGGTTCTCGTCGAGCATGGACGAGCACTGGCCGATCGCGACTCGGCGGGCCTTCTCGCAGGCGGCCTTGGACGTGAACTCGCAGACGCTGTGGCCCTTGTGCGCCACTAGACCTCGATCCGCCCCTCGCGGATGCCGCGGATGAACTCGTCCACGAAGAACTGGTCCATGTCGAGGTGCTCGGCGAAATCCCGGCCTGCCTTGGGCGCCGTTGGACCACCGGAGCCGTAGGCGAACAGGCCGCTAGCCGCATGACCGAAGTACATCGTGCCGGGCACTCCGGGCTTCGCGACGTGGAGGGTGGTGCTCGTGGTACTCAGCGTGTAGCCGCTCACGGTGCCCGAGAAGACGTCTGAGGCACCGTCCGAGATGGTCAGCGTCTCGCCGAGGAGCCCGGAGTGGACGCCGGGGATCGTGATGGTCGCGTCACCTGATCCGCCAAGACCGTAGTTGATGCTGAAGTCATCAGGCGGGATGGCCGTCATCGACCCGGCGGTGATCTTGAAGTCCTTGGCCGTGATCTTCTTCATACCTCGATCCGGCCTTCCCGCATCCCCCGGACGAAGTCGTCGATGAAGAACCGGTCGAGATCGAAGTCGTCGGTCGGCACGACCTTCACACGGCCGCTGAACGAGCCAGTGACGGCTCCTGCCACCCTCATCGTCCCGGCCGTTCCAGTCGGGGGATCGGTGTACTCGTAGGTGAACGTGACCGTGTCGCCGTTCATCACCGTGATGGGGTCCGAGAAGACGATCTCGGTCGTCGCGGTCCCGGTCAAGCCGGTGAGGCTCCAGTCGATCTTGTCGCTGACGTCCTTGCCATCGACGTAGGTCTTCAGGCTCATCCGACTTTCCTCACGACGAAGGTGGGCGAGACGTACTCGTGGGGGTTCTTGCGGTTCGGAGCCGGGCGGTAGGTGCCGTATTCCTCGTCGAAGGCGCATTCCGGGCAATACAGCGTCCCGCGGAAGACCTCTGGCCGGTGGGTCTCGCGGCCACAGCGGCACTTGAAGGGTCGTTCGCCGCGGATTTCGGGGTGGCTCACGCCGGGATACTCCAGTAAGCCTTCGCGACACGAAGGCAAGCAGACCCGCTCGCTGGGGAGTATCGCATGGATGTCAAGTTCGCTCCCTCACCTTGTCGATGAACGATTGCAGGACGTCGTCAGGACGGGTGTAGGTGAAGGTCGGGGACCACTCTGGAATCAGGCAAGCCTCGCCAACCTCGTCGAAGGCCGAGGACGTGACCTTCATCACGACACTAGCAAAGCGGTCCCGATCCATCTGGATGTCGACCACCTCGGCGTCCTCGGGCCAGTCCGACGTGAGCGCCGACATCGGGTGACCCGCGAACATGCGCGATAGCAATGAGGGATGCAGGCGCACGATCACGATCCGGTTCTCGTTCATCTCAGGACGATGATCGCGGTGTTCCGGTCGAGGTCGAAGTCGACGGTCGAGACGAGGCCGCGGGTGTCCTTGTCGACGGTGACGGACTCGCCCTGCTGGGGCAGCCGCCAGCCCGCCGGCCAGTTGACCTCCTGTTCGATGCCCGGATCGTTCCAGACCTGCTTGAAGCTGATGATGACCTTGGTGGCCGTGCGGAGCGGAACGTACTGCTCTCGTTCGAGCAGGAGCGAACCGGTCTCGGTCGCCGGTCGGCCCTTAGCCATCGACCGTCTCGGTGTCGCCGGTCGTGTCGTCGAGCGGAGCATCCGTGACATCGGCCGCGAACTCGGGGGTGCCGTCGTTCGACAGCGATCCGGTGGGGTCTCCGTCGATGGCTCGCAGGGCCCGGACGGTGTCCTCGAAGACGGCCTTGACGTCCTCCGGCGCGGCTCCGTTTCCGGTGAGCGTGATCGAGTAGGTCATGTCGTTCTCCTTAGACCTTGACGGCGCTGACGCCGGCGCCGATGTGGACGTACTTGCCCGCGAACTTCCCAGCGGTCACCCGGACGACAGTGGCGTCCTTGCCAGCGCACTGGGCGACCTTGTGGGGAGTGCCGCACGGGGCACTCGACGGCTTGGAACCCCAGTGATACGAGGTCCAGCTCTTGATGCACTTGCCGGCGAAGTTGGCGACCTTGACGGTGGCCCCGGCGCTGATGTGGAGGCGATAGGTGGCTGGCGGCGTGGTGACCGCCTTGGGCACCGCGTGGTCGAAGACACCGAACCAGATGCCGCTGTTCAGCTTCGCGGCGTAGCGGTGGAGGATGTAGTCGTACTCCCAGCGGCCGGTCTTGCAGATCGGATCGTCGATCCAATGCTGGCGGAGGCCGTTGACGACGCGGGTCGCCGGGTGGATGCCGATGCAGTGGTTCCCGTTGAAGGCGCCCGAGCAAGTGCTGTTGCTGAACTGGTCACTGTCGCCCTGACAGTCGACGTAGTGGCCGGTCGCGAGGAACGAGGTGAGCGCCGCCCAACCGTCACCGTCGTGGTTCGTGAACGCGACGCCCATCTTGGCTGCCGCGTGGTCGGCGTCGACCATGGACCAGCCGGGCGTGACCGGATCGGACTCCTGACTCCGCGGGATCAGGGCCCGGACCTGTCCTCCGCTCATGTTGACTTGGCCACCGGTCGCAGCGTTCGCTCCGTTGGCGACGCTCGTGGGGGTGCAGTTCTGGTCCTCGTAGACCGATCCGTCGAACTGCGTCCGATGTGGGTTCAGGTAGTAGCCGCCGAGCGTTGCCATCAGTCGGTCTCCCTCGTTCGGGCCAAGATGCGCCGGATGTCGGCATTGGCGATCCTCTGGCCGACACTGTACCCCCGCTGGGAACCCCGATCCCAGCCCTCGACGTAGCCGAAGGCGATCCCGCCGGCGAAGGTCAGGATGGCGATGAAGGTCGCGATGCTCGGGTCGATCACACCCTCTCCAGTTCCACTTCGATGTCCATCAGGGAGTCCCAGTAGTCGGGGCGGTAGACGGCCACCTCCTTGCCGCGCGACCGGATGTTGGTCATCACGAAGTCGACGTCGGTGTCGTAGTGGTCGAGCTTGGCCTCCCGGCGCCACGCGGCGTTCAGGTAGGACCACGTCTCGGTCGGGATGAAGCGCTCGTGGGTCGGGTCCTGAAAGGCCCGGACCGTCTTCAGGTAGGGGTGGATGACGGTGACCTTGGCGCCGGGCCGGCAGATGCGGTGGACCTCCTCCCAGAACATCCACCAGCCGTCCTTCTGCCAGCCCGGGCGCCAGTGCGGGATGTGCTCGACGAAGTGAGATACGTGGGCTGCCTCGACCGCCCCGGTCTCGATCGGCCACGGGAAGGTGAACAGGTCGTGGATGATGTCCGCCCCGACGAGGTCGATCCCGGTGAAGCCCTCGCGTGGCCGCTGGCCGGACGCGATGTCGAGCCTCACCGGAACGCCAAGTAGCCGAAGGCCGCGCCGGTCAGGAGACAGGCGAACCAGAAGGCGAAGTCGTCCGCGAGCGGGTGCCGGCGGTAGCGCCTCATCGCTTCTTCCTGACCGGCTTGGGTGCTGGGCGGAACGACATCTGCGTGTCGCCGAGGTCCGGCACGGTCACGACTACCGCGCCCGGCTCGGCCATCTGCACGGGGGCCTCGCGTTCCAGTGCCGCGATGGTGCGCTGGCGGCGCTCGGCCTTGAAGGCTTCAGGCAGGGCCGGCGTGTAGACCGCGATCGGGCGGCCCAAGACCGTGACCGTGACAGGTTCGGTCAGGCGGGCAAAGGTCCGCCTGAACTCGGAGCTGGAGAGAGTCTTCACGATTGCTCCTTGTCGGGCGGAATAGCCGCCGGCGTCCCGCTGGCTCCCTCGTCGCGGAGGCGGGCGACCAGCTTGTCGATGCCGTCGTTGAAGCCGCGCCAGTAGTCGGACGTGCCACCGCCGCCCGCGAAGCGAACGTCGTCGGCTGCCACGTCCAGCCCGGACGACGCGGGGGCGGCGATGGCGTCGGCATACAACTCGGTGAACGTGTGCGGCCCACGGAACGGGTGATCGTGGACGCCGATCTGCGGGCATTGTGTCGTGACGCCTCCCGGCTCCTCGGAAGGGCTGGCGATGGCGGCGACATTCGCGAGGAAACGAGTCACGACGAACGCGCGGCCCTCCTTGCGGGAGAAGGCGTTGCCGCCGCACGTCTCGGCCTCGGCATCGAAGGCGTCGTCCAGCGCCTCTCGCAGCCCCGCTGGTGCCGTGGGGGCGGGGGCGAGTCTGATGCCCGCCGCGATGAGAAGGTCGGCCAGAGCCTTAGGCGTCAGGTGGCCCCAGTCACCCTCCTGTCGTTCGAGCCGCCAGAGGATCGTGACTAGCGCATCACGTTCCGCTGCCGGGACGGGCTGGTCGGTCATCGGACGGTCACTCCGCGCTTGTGGTCGTCGTGATCCTCGATGGACGCCGGATCGGCCCGGAGGTAAATGCCGCTCACGGTGTGGCGACCGCAGAAGCAGCAGTGCTCGATGTCGCCCTGACCCCGGCGCGGCGATGGTCGATCCGGCTGCTGCTCGTCCCAGCAGTCGTCGCAGATCGCGTGCGTCCAGTCACTCATTCGGCTCTCCTTCGACAGGCTCCGGGGTGGCGGGGTTGATGAGGGCGCGGAGTTCTTCCCGTCCGTCGAAGACATCGGGGTCATCCAGCCATTCACGGACGAGCCCGAGAATGCGTGGCAGCCCCGCTGGTGCCGTGGGGGCGGGGGCGAGGGCGGCGATCTCGTACCCGCGCTGGTAGAGCATCTCGATGAACCGGTCCACATCCTCACCGGAGTCGCACGAGAAGTGAGCGGCTTCCAGCGCAGCGGCGATTGCCACGCCGCGCACCCATTCCGTAGGGATGTCGGGCAGCTCCACGCTCTCGGGGGTCGGCTCGGGGTGGGTCATCGGAGGGCCTTCCACAGTAGGTAGGCGATGACGAACAGTTCCGCGACCGCAGCGACGGTCATCCAGAACGCTTCGTCCTTGATCGGCTTCACGTCGGCTCTCCTCCGCTGGCGTCCGGGGCGAGGGCGGCACGGAGGGCTCGCCGTGCATCGACCAGCGCCCAGATGGTCCGCTCCGCCTCCCCTCCGTTGATGTGGCGCGTCACGGCGCTGTCCAGCCCCCGTGCTGCCGCCTCCACCCGTGCCCGCGCCTCCTGTTCGGCGTGGAGGGCGGCGAGGAGGACGTGACGGTCGCGGGCACGCTGCACGAGGGAGTCCTCGTCTGAGGTGTCGAAGGACCAGTAGGCCGCGTCCCGCGCCTCGATCGCTGCCAACTCGTCGGTCATGCCTTCCACCCTCCCCGACCGTCGGGTGACGGGACGTAGTAGATCGCCGGACGGTCAGCCGCTGGCGGATCGCTGGCGACCAGTGCCGCGATGATCTCCTCGTCGCTCCTCGGATCGTCCCCGCTGACGATGATGCTGCCCCAGACCGGAGCGTCCTCGGGGATGTCGACCCAGCGAAGACCGTCGCGCCCGGCCATGTAGCGGAACGCAGCCGCCTTCTCGGCGGCCTCATCGGCAAGCTCGTTGTAGCGGTCGGTCATGCCCGGGCCACCGGGAGCTGGAGGACCACGCCCAGCGCGGCCAACTCCTGCTTGTACGTCTCGTCGCAGGCGTCCCAGCCCTTCCGCCATGCTTCCATCAGCAGCCGGCCGAGGGCGTCCTCGCGCTGCTTCATGGTCGGCGCGGTGAACACGGCCACTCCGTCGTCGAGGTCAAAGGGAAACTCCTCGTCGGTCATCGCCGTGTCGACCCGATGGCAGCGTTGATCGACAAGATGGCCTCCCACGCGGCAACGGCGTACATCCACGACGGGCCGTGCGTGATCGCGATGGCGAGACACAGGCCAGAGATGCAGGCGAGGACGAAGGCCCCGAAGACCAAGAGCGCGGCGGAGTTGTCGGTCATCGCCCCAGCCTCATCAGGCCAGAGCCGCCGCAATCCGGGCAGGTGGCACGCTCCCAGCCGGGCCGGCCGACGAGACGCACCGTTCCGGTCCCCATGCACGTTCGGCAGGCATGTCCGTGGCCGCGGGCTGAACGATGGGCCCGCTCGTCGGACGGAAGTTGCAGGTCACTCATTCGATCTCCAGTAGCGTGTCACCACAAGGTACTTCGTGGTACTTGCAATGTCAAGTAGGGAAAGTACCTCAACGTACCGTCTGGTGCAAGTCTTGACCGTCTCGTGCAGAATACGGCGATGAGCGCCTACTACCGGCCCGTTCCCAAGCGTCCGTGGCGCTGTGTGCGTTGCAGCCGGACCTTCAGCACCGGCCGGAAGCTCATGCAGCACAAGATGATCGCCCACCCAAGACCTATCAACGCCATTGATAGGGTGCCTCCTACTTGACAGGGGGGTCTACACTCCGAACGAACGTCGAAGCGACAACGAACCGACGTTCGCCCGTAAGGGACCCGAAGCGACAGCCGTGCTCGAAGGCCATGCCTCGCCGGCCTGCCGCAAACCTGTACCGCATAAATCCAGATGACGCCTCTCGAACGGGTCCAGAGCCGGTCCGGGTTTCCGGCGACTAGGGGTGGGGGCCTAGAGTGTAAGCATGGTCAATCTATCCTCTAGACTGGAGGCTAAGCCCGTGGCTACGCACGTCCAATCCTCGCGCGTTCACTGCTCACGCGTGGACGGACTCCCCGGTGAGCCGTGCAAGACATGCGGCCGCATGGTCGTGCGCAAGGGCACAGGCAAGGCCCTGTACCGTCTCACGCACGCGCAGACAAGCGACCAGACAGGGGCGCCTGAGACGGCCCTACAGGCTCGGCGTGAACCTGTACCCACCCAGCACACGGCCGAAACCTACCAGCGTCGCGCGTGGCGCGAGCGCGAGGGAGAGTAGCCTCTAGCCCACACTCCCGGCCCGTACGCGGGCCGTGGGCGTGCGCTAGCACGGTACTGGACTGGAGGTACGATCATGGATGCTACTGGCCGGATCGACCGGTGCGACGCCTGCGGCGCAGGCTACGCGGCCGATGCATGGTGCGCCGGGTGCGGGCCGACGGTCCCCAAGACGCGCGTACGGGCACGCAGGATCGACCGTGCGCGCAGGCTCCCGGTCATTCGGGCGCAACTACAGGCAGAAAGGGGGCGGATGCCATGAATGACGAGACTCCCCGGACAGTCGGATATACCCGTCGCTGGGGTGATGCTGACAAGCGAGCGCGGGCGGCACAGAAGCTTTGGACCGACCGAGGCA